AGACTGGCTCCTTCCTCTCTAGAATCATCTCTCGGACAATCGACCCCGAGACGAACCTCCCCCTCTCCATTGATCGTGACTTTTGGGTCCGCAACACGGTCATGTGTCGTCCCCCAAACAACGACTTGGCGCCCTACGAAAAAGAGGCAGTCGAGAAGTGTCGCCGCTACGCCCTAGAAGCGATCGAAGAGTTAAAGCCTCGGGTGATCGTCGCAGTCGGGGGCGTCGCCTTGAAGGCATTGACCGGGCGCCCCGAGGGGATCGACACTCTCCGTGGTTATGTCTTCAGGGGACCCAAAGGCCTCCCTGTCATCGGCACCTATCACCCCTCTTATCTCATCAGGGGGAAGGTCCATCTCTCTCGGGTGGTGAAGCTTGATCTCCTTAAGGCGGTTCAGGTCGCGCGTCACGGGCTCCCAGAGAGGGTCACTCGCTACACTCTTAATCCTTCTCCTTTTGATCTGCTTCGTTTTGTGGAGGACTACGAGACGGCTCTGGCTGGAACTCCTGACCTCCCCCTAGCATTCGACATTGAAACGCCCTACGTAAAGAAGGCGGAGAAGGATGAGGACCCGTACAATTTCTCGATAGAAGACGACGAGTCTTTCACGATTCTGAGAATCTCCTTCTCCTTCAAGGAAGGGGAGGCTATCACCTTCCAGTGGAGAGAGCCGTTCATCTCCCTAGCAGTGCGCCTCCTTTCTTCCCCCGGCCCAAAGATCGCCTTCAACGGTCTCAACTTCGATGTCCCCCGCCTTGAGGCGAACAACTGCCCCATCGAGGGTGACTTCATAGATGTCATGCACGAGTGGAAGTGCCTTGAGAGTGCCCTTCCAATGAGCCTAAGATTTGTCGTGAGCGTCCTTCTCCCCGACGCAGAGCCCTGGAAGTTGGAGGTGAGGGAGAAGCCAGAATTCTACTCTGCCTCCGACTCGGACCTCCTCCTCCGCGCGCACAACAAGATCCGAGCAAAGCTTGAGGCTGAGGGGCGATGGAACATGTTCCTGCGCCATTTTGTCAGGTGTGGGACTGTCCTAAAGCGGATGAGCAGAAGGGGAATCAGAGTTGATAAAGAGCGGCGCCAGGCGGCGCGGGAGACAATCGAAGCGTGGTTAAAGGAGAGAGAGAGGGCTGTTCAGAAGGTGGTGCCGATCGACCTCTGTCCGAGGAAGACTTTTATGCTCCCATTGGAAACCTTGGAAAAGAAGGGCTACAAGAGGGAACAACTCCTCCTAGTGGACGACCGAGTGGAGGAGCTCAAGAAGGGTTGGCGATTGTCGGAGGAAGGTTATCTGGAGAGGATTCCGAAGGAGAAGAAACCCCGTGCGGCGCGTGCGGTGAAGGAGAAGTCACCGCGATCATCCTCAGGGTCTACGAAGCGGGGGAAGAAGACCGCCTCGTCCTCAAAGGACGAGACCTCCCAGTCTGCGATGAGTGCCTCGGGAAGTTCTTCCCAAAGGGAAAGAGAAGGCTAGGGAATGAAGAATAAGAGAAAAGCGTGCTCGACCGGTCACGGAACGGGCCTCCTCCAAGAGGCCTCCCTCGGGGAGCGTCTCAAGAGAGACAAGGAGCACCTTCTTGTGAAGCAGTTCACGAGAGCCTCCAAGCACCCCTTTAAGCGGCCCTCGAAGAAGATCATGAAGATCCTCTTTGAGCTACAGAAGGAGAAGGCGGAGGAGTTTGGGGGGTTCTCGGAAGGCGCTCCCCAGTGATCGAAATCAAAAGGTGGGCCCTCCCTGAGGAGTTCAATGCCACCTCTCAGAAGCAGCTCCTAAAATACTTTGCCTGGAAAAAGTACGCGGTCCCTCTTCATCGCAAGACCCGTAAACCTACCACCGACGAGGAGGCCCTTGAGAAGATACTTACTGAGCATCCCCAGGATCCCCTTATCCCGCTTGCAGTCGATATTAGACATCTCAAGAAGGGACTTGGAGATCTTCGAGACGCCTATCTGGGGAAGGACGGGCGATTCCATTCTGAGTTTCCTTTCGAGCCCGATACGGGGAGGCTTTCCTGTGTAGGTATAGATGCGGAGATTTTAACGGAAGAGGGCTGGCTACTCTATCCTCAACTTAGGGTAGGCATGAAGGTAGTCGGATACGATCTTCTTACTGGCCACTTGAAGTGGACCGAGCTGGAAGCGGTACATATTGGATGCGGCGATCTAGGATTGATGGCTTTCAGAAATACCTACAAAGCAGGGCACGGAAAAAAGCCTTATGGTATTAGGAGTACAGCGGAACATAAATGGGTAGGATTTACTCCTAGGATAGAGGGTTTGATTCGCGGTGACAAGGTCAATGCCCATGGGATACTACACCTTAAACTAAGTGCCTCGGGAATAGAAGGCACGTCTGATATATCCTCACAAGAAGCCGCTATAGCCGGATGGGCGCTCACAGATGGACATGTCAAAAAGCTTGAGTCTGGAAGGTACGTTCTTTCTGTTGGTTTAGTTAAGAAGCAATCTATAGATCATCTTAAGAGAGATCTAACAGGATTGCAGTACACAAGACATAAGTACCTGCGTACTCATACCAGTACAGGAGAAATAGAAGTCTTCTATTTGGGAACTAAAATATTCGATCCCATCTGGCGCAGAGTATTGGCATTCGGAAACTTTGCTAAGTTTGTTTTAGCTCTTCCCCTCGCAGCAAGAGAGGCTATGTGGGCAGCAATGATGGAGGCCGATGGATCATACAGAAAACACTATGGCCGGGATGGTGGCCGCTTTGGAGCCCTCAAGGCTCCAGCAATGGAAGCTTTTACTACACTAGCTACGGTATTGGGCCATAGAATTACCTGGAACATACGACGCACTAAGAACAACTTCCACGATTTCCATATACACAAATCTAGGAATGTGCGATATGCCTTGTGGAAGAGTGTCGAAAAGAATGTGCCTGTCTGGTGTCCTCAAACAGCCTGTGGAACTTGGATAATTAAATCCGATAACCAAATAGCAATAACGGGTAATTCCAGACGCCCGAACGTGCAGAATGTCCCCCAAGGTAGGGGCGGCGGGGTTGAGGGTGATGTCGCTCGACTCATTCGGGGGACTATCGTCCCTGATCCAGGAAAGGTACTGCTAGAATTCGACTGGAAGGCTATTGAAGCTGTCCTTACGGGTTGGTTCGCCAATGATCTTGGTTACATCCGACTCTCTCTTCTAGATTCCCACGGGTTCTTCACTTCCTTCCTGCTTCACGACAAGGGGAAGATAGAGAAGCCCTTCTATTCCGATGATCCGGATCTAGAGGGTAAACTCTCCTGGCTGAAGAAGAACTTCCCCCTAGAGAGGGCGGATGGAAAGAAGATCAACCTTGCCTTGGGCTACGGGATGGGGCCCCGGCTCCTCTCGCGCATCCTCAAGTGTTCCCTCTCTGAAGCAGTCCGGTTCATCATGATCAAGGACCGCATGGCCCCGATCGTGACTAGGTGGAAGGGGCAAACACAGCGGCAAGCTCATCATGACGGGTATCTCGAAAATCCCTTCGGCTATCGCCGCTACTTCTTCTCCGTTTTCAGCAAGACAAAGAAGGGGGAGTGGAGACTAGGAGAGGAGGCGAACGAGGCCCTCGCGTTCCTACCCCAATCGACGGCCGCCTCAATGTTGCGGTGGACGCTGGTGGAATTGGGAGAAGGTGAGGAAGAGGGAGCGTTCGAGCTCTTGATTCCCATCCACGACGCGATCATTCTTCAATGCGACCCAGAGAGGGAGGAAGGGGTGACGTCTTTTGTGAAGTCGGTGATGGAGAGGGAGTGGCCAGAATTGAATGGCCTCTCAATTGGAGTAAGTGTGAAGAGGACCACTAAAGCGTGGTCGGAGATGGAGGAAAAGGAATGAGTGGGGTTGAGGAAGTGTCAGGGGAAGTGTCAGGGGAAGTGATTGACGTTGTTCCGGAGAAGGCAGAGACCGTGGAGGTGCCCCCTGCGGACGACTACGACGTGACGGTGACGGTGAAGTTTGTTCTCAGAGGCCCTCGCCTTAAGGACCCTTCCACCCAGATGCGCCTCCTTGAGCGCGCCATTTGGGAGGCTATGCCGGGGGGCAATATTGGAGCGGACACCTTCGTGAAGATGCCGACGGGAGCGCACGACTTCAACGTCTCCATCAAGGCAGAGGTGAAGGAAGTCGAAGAGGCGGTGAAGGAAGTTAAAGAGGAGGGAAACTGATGGGAGTTAGGGTTTATTCTCAAGGGGCCGAGCACTACTACCCGGGGGCCGATGGCTTTGCTGTCTACGGTTCGGTCCTGATCATTACACAGAACATCGGGGCGCCGCCGATGTATGGGGATCCGACGGGTCTCGCCCCACAGCGGTACATTGATGGGTTCCCCGTCAACCCCATTGACGCTCAGAGAAACGTCGCTGCTTTCTCGTCTTTTGATCGGGTGGAGTTGGTGGAGGACGAGGGGTGAGAACCTTTAACGTCTTCGTCACAGCGAACTTCGATGTGCGGGTCGAGGCGGAGGATGCGGTAGAGGCAGAGAACCAAGCACGCCTTCTAGCTCATGGTGAGTGGCGGGACCTTCCGCTGATGGGACCGCCATCGTGGCATTTTCATGCGGTCGGTCAAGACGATTGGGGGGTCTAGGAGAAGGGATGAAGATTCTTCTAATCTTCCTTCCCCTTCTCCTTCTTGTTCTCCCCTTCCTCTCAACGGGGAGGGGTGCCCCTCCTGCGGAAAGGAGATGATTCGTGGCTCAGGAAGAAAATGGCTCTGCCGCAGATGCGGCTTCATCCTCACTTGTTGCGACTAGGATTAGGCGGTGGCAGTTGCAAAGGAGAAGGGACGTTTATTGCTCCTACCTGCGAGTGAAGGTGGATGAGGGCGACTGGTCAGGCGTCGCCGACGCTGCGATGGCCTTGAAGGTACTAGAGGCCGAACTGAGAGGGCTCAGCGAAACTCTGCCGCAATAACACCAAACTGAGGATCAAGGGCGCCGTCCCCTCCAACACCGTTAATGGCAAGGTGGACATCTGCCTTAGCCCCGTCGACCAAGTTAATCCATGACGAGACGAGGACGGTGTCGGTGGTGTTGATGGCTACCTCCACGGAGGATGCGCCTATTTGGAGGTACGACCCGACAGTGGTACTAAAGCTTCCCGACTTATACTGGAGCCTCAAAACGGCCGCCGCCGCTCCCGCCACCGTCTGCTTGTTTACGATCAAGCGACATTGTGAGAAGCCCGAGAGGTCGGCCTTCGTCACGTAACGGTGGGAGCCGTTGAAAAAGGTATTCGCTGCGGGCATGTTGGTCCACACCACGGCTGCCGCATCCATCAGGAAGGAGACATGCTTGCTTCCCGGGACCCCTCCCGTTTTGAGTTCCCCGAGTTGTGAGAAGCAGCGCCAACCCTCTCCATCGTTGTACTGTGCCATCTCAAAGAGCAGGATCCGAAGGCGTGCGACCACAGTGATTCCGGCCCCCACGCGGAGCCGGAACTCGAAGGTCTGGGAGTTGGCCGTCGAGGCCCCGTAGTTTTGAACCGACACCCTCAAGACCTTGTGGGCCTTCCCAGAAGCCGGCGCCGGGATCACGTCCACACCCGTGGTATCGTTGGTGACGACGTTCACCGAAACAATCGACTCTACCACCCGGGTGGTCTGATCAATCACTGCGTAGTCTGCGGTGACCTGATGCTGCGCCTCCGGGGCGCCCGCGGACCCAGCCAGGACTATGTCGAACTTTTTTGTAGTGCTGTCTAAAAACATTTTCTCCTCTAAGTCCTAATCATCACCTTGAACTCAACTTCCCCCGCCGACAAGCCACCTCCACCGCCAGTCGCATTCAGGGTGGTCCCCGAAAGGGAAAGGTTCGTTCCAAGGGTGATCTCCTGCGGGTTACCGGCCCCTCCCCCAGGAGCCCTGCCTAGAAGACGATCCTCCGCAACATTGGTCAAGACCAGGTGCTCGCCATTCGTCAGGTGGAAGAACTCGTTGGCCGCCCCTCCTTGGATGCCCGACAGGTCGTTGTGAGAGGTTAACGTGACTACCCCGACCCCCCAGGGGCCGCTGCCTAGATTCACTTAGTAAGCACTCCCCCAGGAAACATTACCTCCACCCAAGGCCTCGCGCTGCCCCTGAAGCATCGCCCGCTTTTGGTGAGGGGCGGGCCCTTCTGCTGGGGGAAGCTGCCCCATCGACGCCATTCGCCGCCGCCGCATTTGTTCGATGCGGGCGTCTCTCTTCGAGAGACCTGCCGGTCCAGCCGGAGGAAGAGGGGTGGGGCCACCAGCAGGGGTAGGGCCTCCCACGAAGGGCCCGCCCCTAAATCCGCCAATAGGCCCGGCAGGAGGAAGGGGAGTAGGGCCTCCTACAGGCATCCCTTGGCCTACACCAGGTTGAAGAGGAAGGTTAAATGCCATAAAAGCTCCTTAGTAGTCGCCACCAGTGGCGATGATGTTGAACGTCTCCGCGTTAAGCGTGCTTGCCCTTAGGGAATAGCCGCTCTGGAGAACAAGAGGTTCTGTAGGGGTATACTCCGCTGAGAACGCCTGAACGAGCGCGCTCGGAGTGGCCGCCGTGACAGAGATCTCCTTGTAGAGCCTCGTGTTGACCCCATCGTTGATGAAGAGCCGGATCTGCCCAGCGGTAGTTGTTCCGGCCGCCTTCACCACGATCAGTTGAATTAGGGAGCCTTCAGCACCGGCCGTAACGATCGTTACGATTGTTCCAGTCCCGTCGAGGTTGGTGTTCGCAACTGAGACTTGTCCGACCCAAACCCTCCCGCCATCAGTAAACTTGGGTACGCTATTCGCTGCCACTAGGCTCTCCTATCTGTAAGTGTTCGCAATGATCGGCCGCACCGCATATTCCCTGACTGCCTGTGCGTTTAACCAGTCTAGCTGCTGTTTGAGGGTCCTGAAAGGGGGATTTGGGCTTCCAGAAAGCTCGTCAAGCAGCCCAGGAGTGATCGGCCCCAGATCAAGGGAATGAACGTGATTGAAGGGGGCGAATCCTTGGTGGGGATCCCCTCTCTGTCCCTCCCCTCCAACCACCACCGGGGCGGGCGTCCCGAACCCCGCAATCGAGTCACTCCCTCCCATGTGGGTGGTACCGTGTTTCGCGGGCAGGGAGTTGTCGAGGACCATCCAGAACTTCCAAAGGATGGCGTCAAGTTCTTGAACGAGACTCCTCAACCAGGTGGGCGCGCCCGGCGGAACCTTTTGGGCGAGCTTGAAGAGAACTCCTGGCTTACGTCTGGAGCGTGCCCTCCCTGGGCGTGTCACTCCCGGGGGGAGATCAAACGCCGCCGGCAAGACCAGCCTCCATTAAGGTGCTCCTGGCGCGAACAGCAAAGTCCGGCTGCTGCATAAGCTTCTGCCGCGCGAGCCCCCGCACCTGCGAGAAGATTCGCTCGATGTACTGCTTTTGACGAACCTGGGGGAGCACCTGAAACGACGGGTTCGTCATGTAGTGCTGCGCGATGTAGTCCATTGCCTGCTTGTTAGCCTGAGCGACGGTGATCCACTCGTCCTCGGTGAGAGGGACTTCCACCCCCTGAATCGTTAGAGTCTTCGAGGGCAGCCCGGGAGCGGCACCCGTGCCGGCAATGAACTCCACCAGAGGGGCCTCCGGCTCTTCAAAGGTTGGCTGCACGGGAGAGAGGAGTCGAGTGATGCTCACTCCAGGACGTTCAATCGGCTCGCCCGTTCCAGAGATCTTGGGGGGAAGCTGCTCTGAAACGAAGGGGATACGAGCAGCAACCGAACGGGCAATCGTCTCCGGAACTCCCGCCGGCCCTCTATCCATCGGCCTAGTCTCTCTCACGTAGGGGTCAATGGCCTGAGCGGCCTTGGCGAAAATATTCGGAACGGCGCTTCCCGCCAACGACCCAGCATACGCGCCTGCCATCTCTCTAGGATTGGAAACAAACTCCATTGCGTCTGCAAGACCTTGGAGGTAGGTCTGGGAAGTAAGGTTCTGCCCCAGCGATTCCAGGCCCCGCTCAAAAACCTTCCCCGCCTCCTTCTCGTCCGTCGACTCGGCCGCATCGGCCGCGAAGCCGAGAAGCGCCCCGAGCGGCTGGAAGCGCTTGTAGGGCAGGTAGTATTTCCCATAGGGCGTGGGAATCACGAATGAGTAGGGCTGCCATCCGCTCTGGAGGAGGAAGTTTCTCTTCTTCTTATCGACGGGCCCGCCGCCAGTCATGTTCCCCGCCAACGCCATCCCACCGAATCCGGCCATTACGATGGTCCCGAGAAGTGGGCGCGCTATCGCATCCATCGCCCGTCCCTTCAGCTCCGCCACGCCGTCGGGAGAAAGATCCCCACTTCGGAGAGCCTCCTTATACTTCGCATACTCCTTAGCGGCCTTGACGAAACCGAGAGGGCTCCTTTGTGCAATCAACTTCGTGATGTTCCCCGGCACCTGGAGGAAGGGCAGAACGAGGTGAACCCACTTGTTGGTGTTTCTCATGCGGAGAAGGGCATTCATCATCGGGCCCGGTTCGGCCTCGAAGACTCTCTCCTTTCCACCCGCCCTAGCCTTCTTGAGCAGCTCAAGATGAAGCTTATTGGACGGATCCAGCGCCTCCTGAACGACCTGGGCCGCCGCAGTCTTATTCCCCTTTGCCTTCCTAAGCGCGAGCTTCTCCAACTCAGCCGCCGTCCCAGTGTCACGAAGGAATCTTCCCGCCGCATTCATCACACGGAAGGGCAAACGAACCACCCTGCCCGGCGTCCCCGGCACCTTCCCGACTTGGAACTCAAGGGGGCGTTCTAGGTCGACTCGCTCCGGAGCCAGGGTGAAGGCCTCCCGGAAGTCGCGGCCCATAGTGGCCCACGCCTCGGGGAACTTCTTCATCCAGCCCTGCACCTCGGCTCGGGTCTCTCCCGAGAAACGGCTTCGAGGGCCAGCAAAAAACTTGTCTAGCATGCCCGAGAGGGCGGTCTCTCCTAGACGCGCCCCACTTTCGAGGATGTCGGCCGTCTGAACGAACCACGTCCCAGGGGCGGAAAGAAGACCACCCTTCCACACCTCAAGGGCTTTGTCCATGCCCGTCGCACTCTCGGCCTTTTGGATCGCCGCAAAGAGGGCCTGATCGCCCTGCCTCGCGGCGTTCTTGATCTCCACCTTTTTCTGCTTCGAAAGCCCCTTCATCGTCTTGAGGCGCTTCTCAAGGAGATCCATCTGAACGGGAGAGGGCGGGGCGGCGGCTGCCATTCTCGGAGCCGTGGCCTTTAGGGGTTCGCGGGGAGCCGCAGGGGGAATGCCCGCCTCTGTCAGAGCGTAGTCACGAGCTGTCTCCACTCGGGCATCAATCGCACGCTTGAATGCCATTCTCGTTTCAGGGTCTTTGATCGTCTTCGCAAAACGATTAAGGGCCTCGCCTAGTTGATTCAGTTGGATGTCAGGATTCTCTTCTCGAAGTCTTTGAATCTGTTCCTCGACCCTAGCCTCCATAGCCTGGCGGAGTCGCATTGACTTACTTGTCGCCAAAGCCTCCTGCTCCAGAGAAGCTAGTCGCCCTGGTTGGTCCCTCCTGTATTTATTGAGGGACTCGCGCGCCTCGTTGCTTAGAGTCGATTCGATCTCGGAGGAAGCTCGGAGGGCACCTCGCCAGAGGTTCTGCACATTCTGAACGTTACCCTCAGCCAGAAGGGAATCAGAGAGGGGCGTCTCCATCTGGGAGAGCGTTCGGTTGATTTCGGCCTCCACCAGATTGTGGGTGGGATCCTTCGCAACTGGCCCGCCAGGCAACTTTCCCTTAGCCCCGTACACTCCACTCTCGGTCAACGACCTCTCCCACTGCCCGGTTACGGGATTGAAGATGACATCTCCTATATGTTGAGTGCCTCGAAGGGAATGTGCGATCTCGTGGCGAGCGAGCTTTCTGAGCTCGGAAAGGAAGATGTAGGCCGCTTCTGGAGAGGCAGGATCAACCCCCTCCGTCTTGATGCGATCCTTAGTGGCTTCCAAAACCCAGGGCAGATTCACTCGGATGCTGCTACGTACACCGGGATAGTTCACGGCGAGGGATCCAGTCTCCGTGGTGGGCCCAGTCACCTCTGTCAGGTAAGATCGGCCAAATTCCTTACTGAACCGGGGCCCCCCCGGCAGCATCCGTTGAATGCCCTCAACACCCTCATTCACGAAGCGCTCAAAGATATCCCACACACGCTCTGCGTAGGACGTCCTGCTGACCTCCAACAACTTATCGGGATTGGCTCCCTTTCCTGTAGCCTCTTTTCGAGTGATGGCAAGCTGTTGAGCAGTCTCTCTGGGAGCTACCGCAGCCTCGCGCCCTCGCGTGAAGATCGGCTCCTCACTCCTGATCCTAGCGTCGTCGTAGCCCCTCTCCTTTAGAGTGTCGTAGGCCCTCTTTCGAAGGGCCTCCGGGAAATTACCCTTCGCGATAAAGAGCGCCTTGTCGTTGGGAGAGTCGAAGACGATGTCCTTGAGAGTGACGTCTCCCAGGGGATCTTCCATCTCTCCCATCGCGAAGGTTCCCTTTCGCGGAGGCCTGGCCTCTACGACCTCTCCCGGAAGAGAAACAGTAGTATCCCTTGGAACTCCGGGAGCGCTAGGAGCCTCTCCTTCCGGAGGAGCCACTCCTCCTGGGATTCTCCCGGGAGTGGGAGTAGGGCCGCTCGGAGGCGGCTCAGGAGCTCCGACCTCTTCAAGTAGTCTGGGAGTTGTTCCACCAAGAGAGACATCAACGGGCTCCTTCTCGACGGCTTTCAAGGCCGCATCAAGGTCATCAATAACGGTAGTCCACTCCTGGGGGGTCTTGACCGCACGGAGGGTGGCGTCCACTTCTTGAGGCGTCTTCAGGGACGCCCGAAGGGCGGCCTCAAGTTGATCAGGAGGCGTCGCAGGTGGGGCCTGGGGCCTCGGCCTCGACCTCTTCCCAAGGACGTCAGGAAGACGAGAAGAGGAGGCCCAAACACGGGTCGCCTCCTCCGACGAAAGCTGTCCCTTCTTCACGGCTTCAACGATCAGGTTCAAGTCTTCGAGGGAGCGGGGACGCTTTGTAGAGGTGCCCATCAGACCCCTTCGAAGGGCGGCCTCCTCGGGGGCCTGCTCGGGGGTGATCCCCTTCTGAACGTCCCTCCTCGCAATCTCGTCTCGGGTGACCTTCACCAAGTCCGGTCTTTCGGCCTTCTCGTAGACAGAGAGTAGATCCTGGACCTGCTGATCAGGGAGATTCGGCAGGCGCTCCCGCAGAACGGCATACTCTCTAGGCTTGGGCGCCCGCGCATGGAGCGCACCGGCCGCCGCACCCAGACCGGAGACCGCTGTTCCGAAAAGTTCTTCCGCTGCTTGGGGAGAAAGCCCCTCCTCTCGGAGCGTCTCAAGCGCCCTTCCCCCCTCCTCAACCGCGCCCGTCCCCATCAGGGCGGCAAAGCCGGCGGATGCTCCCCGCTGAATCGGTTGAGCGAACCGACCCGCTCTGGCTGCCTTCTCAAGAGGAGAGAGCAGTTCTGGGGCAATCTCCCCTCCTTGGCGGAGGATGGAAGAGGCAACCCGGCCTCCCCTGACGACCCCACCCAGGGCGCCCATTCCGTAGGTAAGGGGGTCTCGCGCGACGTCCACCCCAAACTCCACGGCCCGCCTTCCAATCCTTCCTGCGTAGCCCTCGTCTCCTTGGGCCAGCCCAAGGCCGGAGGCAATGACCTGTCCCGTAGTGGCCTCTTCAGGAATGTTGAAGCCGGCCGCCCTAGAGGGGGCTAGGAGGAGACGGTCTATTAACCTCCCAGGAGCGCCCACTACACGATGAACGCTCTCCAGGAAGCCGGGGCTCTCCTCTTGGGAGGGTCCCCCTAGAAGTGCCAGCGTTGAAGGATTAAGCGGCATTACAGGCCGAGGCCACTCTCCCGGTAGGAAAGCTGTCCTCTCACTCCCTTCAGATAAAGATCATACTCCTGGGCAATGGCTGCCTGGATTCGCTGCTCCCGCTCGATGGGCGGGAATTTCTGAAACTCTGGATTCGCTCCTGCTACCCTTCGAACCTCCGCCTCGATTTCTTTCAGCTTCGCGACATCCTCAAGACGGAACTCCCTCTCTTGTGCGCCGGGCGCGCGCGCAACCTGGGCGGCCGCCTCACCCTTGGCCCTCTCCTCCGCGAAGGGGTCCTTGGCGAGGGCTTGCAGTCGAGAACGCTGGGCGGCCGCCTCTAACGGCGCCATTTGGGAAAGCTCTCTCTCCTGTTCTGCTCGGGAAATCTCATCCAGCGCCGCCTGATGGCGTGCTGAGAGCAGCCCCCGAGCGCCTAGATCGGTCTCCATCTGACCCCGCGTCATCAGACCGTCAACTCCACCCCACTCAGGAATGGAGGTGGGATCGAAGGCCCCCTCACGGAAAGCCTCAGTGATCTCAAAAGGTCTGGTTCCTGCCTCACGACCACGCGTGATCGACGCTCCGGGACCGCCAACCGAAGAGGGCAGCTCGGGTAGAGTCGGCTCCGCGCTGGGGGTGGCTTCTTTCGCGGCCGTGAAGCTCTCTAGGGTGGATTGCGGCCCAGGCAGAGGAGGCAGAGGGGGAGGAACGCTAGAAAAGGCCGCCGCCCCCGGTAGAGTGGGAGCAATAGCACGACCACCCCGGAGAAGCTGCTCTGTGAGCCATGCTGGAGTAAGTGGAAGTGGACTATGAGGCATTAGAGTATCTCCTTAGATTTGGTTGACGGTAGACGGAGAAGTGCTTGTCTCCAATGCTTGGCGTTGAGCTTCAAGCCGAGCGCGCTTTCTTGCAAGCTTCCATCTTGAAAACTCATCCAGAGAATCCTCATCCTCCTCCTTCATGCCTGCTAAGAGCCTACCCTCTGCCTTCATGCGTTCCAGATCGGCTTCGCGGGCCTCAGAGGTTTGTAGATCTAGAGGAGACGCTAACCGCGCAGGATTGCGACTTTGAATGATTCCAACACCAGGACTTTTGGGATCCATAACAAGATACTGCTCACCCCAAGTAGCCATTAGATTACGTAGCCTCTACGTGCGGCGAGGCTTCCAGGAGTAACGCGCGCCGTACCGTAGTTCTGAAAGGTGCCGTGCGCGCCCGGAGGGGGAAGTATGGGAACTTCCATTCCCTCTGCCCCACGGTAGCCCTCATCGAGGGGCCTTGCCGGTGTTGGAGCCTGATAGTATGCAGGCTTAAACGCTTGCACAGACGGATTCACGACAGGCTGCGCCGCGGCCTTTTTCCGGGCCAGAGCGTCAAAGAGGGAGGCCCAGTCCTGCCCGGCCGGTCCACCCGGGCCCCCCGCAGTCTCCAGCCGGTACTGATCCGGCGTTTGGGTGTAAGAAATGTCAGGCGGCATCTTTAGGTCCTTTCTTAGGCGTAGCCAGAGGCGGCTAGAAGTTTAATCAGGGAATCAACCCCACCCTGTCTGAGGAGGCCCTGCTTATAGGCTGCGTCCTGGGCCGCCTGCCACTGCTGAAGGCCGAGGCCTTGCTGCTCGAGACCGAGCTGCGCCCCGATGGGAGCGAAACCACTCTCCATTCCGTAGGCGCCCTGAGTCAGGCCCGTCCGAGCGAGGCCGAGTTGGGACGGCGCAGAAAGAATCCCTTGACCCGCAATAGCGAGCTGGTCCAAGTCCCTCTCTCGCCCAAGTGAAATATCCGCCGCGCCCTTGGCCTGGAGACGTTGGGCCGCGCTCTCAATGGCGCTCCCACCAAAACCGGCGCCCCTTCCAGATCGCGCCGCCGCCTCTCTAGACCTCTCTCCCATTCCCGCAGCCCAGTCCCCAACAGCCGTTCCCTGGCGTTCAATTGCTCTCCGAGTTGGATCAGCACTCATCCGCTGTCGGAGGTTCGTGATGGACTCCATAAGGAAGGGATCCATCTGTCCTTCCTGAGTCTCCAACGTCTGAGTCCTCTTCGAGAGCTTCTTTGCCGTCTCCTCTACCCTAGGGTCTTTCTGCGCGACGCTGGTCAGTGGGGGCGCTCCAGGAAGCGTTCCCTGAGTTCCACTCTGAGCACCCCCACCCAAGATATTTCCCACCGCCCGAAGGATGGCAGGATCAGGGGCGCCCCCACCTCCCCCAACAGCTCCACCAAAAGCTACTGTAGGAGCGCCCCCAGGAACTCCCGTGGGAGGAGCCGGGCCGGTCCTCCCAGGAACCGTCAACCGATTGGGATCGTTTGCAACCCTATAGGTAGGAACTGGTTGAGCCCGTCCACCACCGGGTAGATCATCATAATAACCCATCATTAACTCCTGAGTCTCTCTTGATGGCCAAGAGAGTGATAGATTCCGAAACCGCGGAGAGCAACCCCTACAGGCGCGCTCACGTTGAAGTCCAACGTTAGGCCCTTACCGTTCACCTCCGCCAGGGGGGCAAAGTAGATGGAGGTTCTAGGCACCTTCGCAAAGGGCGCCGTGATGGTACCTACCGGGATCGTAAGTGTCTTCTGTGGGGTGGCCGCCTCGTTGGCGGAATCGTCGCCCCCATAGAGGCCCACCGTCACGGCGTTGTTCTCGTTCTTGAGAAACACATCGAGGGAGTTGTAGTTCCGCCCATGCGCTTCATCACCGCTCTGATCACCAAAGAAGAAATGCTTCGTGGTGACTCGCATAGCTTTCATGAACGCGTCGCCATCGTCGTCGGCGTCATCCTCCACATTCTCCCTCCGAATGAACCCATCACAAGAACCAGAGAGGAGTTCTCGATAGTGGTTCGAGTCGGAGATCACGATGCTCCCGATGGAGGAATCCTCCCGGGCGCGAATGTCGATCGTCCACCACGGCTCGGCTTCCCCCTTCCTCAGGGGCTCTATATGACCAATATACTTGAAGGTGCGAGGAGAGGCGGCCCGGGGAATTACCAACTGGTAAGTCTTCGTGTAACGGTCCTCAGCAGCAAAGCACGCCTCATAGATCCCTTGACTCGCTCGATAGTCGTCTCGCCAGAAGCGATGTAGGGAGTCGTTCATGAGATCGTGGAAGGCCCCGTCGTAGCGCCAAGGCCCTTCCTGTCCGGCGCCGAAGAGATCTGAATTAGGGCCCGCTAGTTGGAGAGCGTGATGCGAGAGCACCCCGTAGTAGTTGGAGATCTTCACAATCTGGTAATCCCGAGAGGAGAATCCTTGGATCGCGTAGGCACCACCCAGGTAGCCTACAACGAGAATATCTCCCCACCGCTTTAGGCCCGTAACGGCTTCTCCGTCGAGGGTGTCAATCCACCCACGCTCTTTCACAACCCGGTTGAAGCTCTCCGGCTCAAAGAGGCGAGAGAAGTAAACTCGCCCCGGGAAGTTGTAATCACCCGACACCCAATGGGCGTCATGATAGATTTCGTTGAAGCGCCCATTTGGCGGGACGCCTCTCGCGTAGATGTCCGCGTCGAACTCTCCATCGAGGCCCTCGAAAACAGGGAGGCGCGTGCCGAGAGAGAGCGTCGGGAGGTTCTCCGTCACGGTCGTCACACCCAGAGTGCGCTCCCAGGCGAAGGCGGGGATTCCACCATCCATTGAGAGATACCCCCTGAGGTGTGTCACTCGGGGATTCACGGGCGAGTCGGGAAGATTGGACCAAACACGGCCCTCTCCGTTGAGTTCGAGGGTCGCCGAGGGGGTAGAAGGGTTGCCCTCCTGAACGACCTTCCCACCCTCCTTGTGGACATAGGTGAGGTATCCAATCGCGAGCCCAGACGATCCGCCCGAGGAAGTACCGAGGGAAAGAGTTGGCCCCCTCTCCGGCGCCGGGACCCCCGCCACATGATTCGACCGCGCCTCCGTGATGACCAGAGGGGTAGTGAACATCCCGAATACGTAGACCCTCCCCTGATACTCTACCACAGACGGCCGGGTGTTGACATTCTGAGTCTGATCAGGAATACCCTGGTCGACGAAGTCTACCGTTGAGCTGGCCTTATAGTAGAGATGGTTGGCCGCCGCGCCCCTCGTCAAAGCCATGACTGCCATTAGAAGGCCACCACTTCGGGGAAATGGACATTGTTGGTGACAATGGTGTCCTGCGTGCTGTCGACGTTGATAACCCCGACCCCACCGGGAGGGGCCATCCCACTGGAGGTAAAGCTCACGTAAAGCTTTGGACCAACCTCCTCTAGGTCTCCAATAGCCCCGCCCTCCCCTACGTCAAACGAAAAAGCCGTATCCGTAAAGGTAGATCCATCATAAAAGCCTACCTCACACGTACCACCGGGAACGTCTTGGGACCAAAGATAGTGGGCAGAACCATTCCACACGGTTACGGACGACACTAGGTTGGATCCCCCTATTCCTGTCGTCGGTTCGTGGGTTGCTGTCACACTAGACCCGTTAAAGATGTAGATCTCTCCGCCATCGACGTTGAAGCCGACGATCACGAGCTCATTACCGAGAGCGGCTGCCCCAGTGGGGACGAAGGACGCATCCGGGAGGGAGATGGGAGAGCCCCAGACTCCACCATTTCTCTTCGAAATCTCGTCTCCCGCGATTGCCCAGATGTCGTCAAGGAAGGTCACTAGGATCTGCCTCGTGGTGGGGAGCCCGGTGGGTTCAACGGAGAGGGAAGAGGCATCCCACCTGTAGACGTCTCCGGTCGTAACGGAGCCGATGTAGAGAACAGGCCCCGGGTCGCCATCCGCCCTGATTTCCTCCCTCACCGCATAGGAGGAGAACTCCGTCACTTCTACAATCTTCTCTGCCTTAAGCTGTGAAAGGAAGGTAGCCGAGGACCTCTCCGGGATGACCACCTGGTAGAGAACCCCAGCGTCAAAGGAGAGGAGCATTCCATCGAACTTCGCCATGCCGAATCTAGGGACTGTATCTGACGCTACAGAGACCGTTTGAAGGGGGATGACTCCAGTCAACTGAGTGGTAGGATCCAGCTCCGGATTGTAAATGTACAGAGATCCATTCAACCAAAGGTTCGTTGTCGAGTCAGGCAAGGAGAAGAATCCCAAAACGCATCCGTCCATAGCGGCGTCGTGGATCTTTTCTTGGCCCCCTCTCGAAACAATCTCATTCCCGTAGATCCGCACGTTCTGTGCGTAGAAAAACTGATTGTCGGCGATCGCCCCAGGATCGTTCTCACGATTCATTCCCGCCCATCCAGGGAAGGTAATACCTGCCCGCAGGATGAGGGGGCTTTTGATTCCGAGTTCTTGACCCTGAAGTCTCGCCACTACATCTCCTCTACGAGGGCGTCGCCCACAACGATTTTACCGAAGAATGGCATCCACCGCGGCCTTGTTCGAAGGGCTGGCATTCCTGTACTTTTCGGCCACATTCTGCGCCTCCGAAGCTTCGTACTTCTGAACCTCCGTGGCGAGGGCTCTTCGGAATCGTTCCTGGATGTAATCCTCTGCGGTCACGTCTGAAGCCGTCGGTTCCTTGTTTGCGTTCGTTGCATTGACCCAGAAGGCGACAGCTTCGTCTTCTCCAGCACTGGTATTATAGATCACTTGCATGGATGACCTCCTGCTTACTGCATGATAAAGAATTGAATGTAGGAACCCGCCAGGACGGTGGTCGCGGTTCCGCCCGAGGTGTTTTGTGCCAAACGGACCGCGAACGTTCCTGCTGTCACATTTTGGAAAACGCAGGAGAAGCGTACATACCCACCCGTCGTGCCGGATCCGGTCACTGGGGTTGAAGTGGTAGACTCGGTAACGCTGAAACCGTTGACCGGATCGGTGGTTCCGGGAACGATGTAAAAGTGTCGCCATCTTGCTGCGGTGGGACTCATGGGTCCTCGGATGTTGTACTTGAAGTCCTCGGTGGCTCCAGTGTCGAAGAAGATTTCTCCCTGCACGAAATACTTCGTACTCGCCGACATGGTGAAAAACAGGACCGAATCATCATCGAGTGTCGAATCGTTCGTTATGGATTCGTCCGCAGTTTTGCGAATGAGCCCGGCAGGAGCAGTCGAGCCGCTATACTGAGCGTGACTTGGGAGCGTGAGAAGAAGACTCAATAACAGGCTGAGCACGGTTGTCGTTCGTAAGAGACGCATTACTGACCTCGTCTAGTTAGTCACAAGAAAGCCGACAGACGTCTCAGCAGTACAAGCGACGGTCATTCGAATAGTAAACGAACCTGCTGCCGGTTCGACTCCAGCAATAAGGCACGTAGCATCATCTGTGCGGCGGACGGCGAAGATGATGGAGTTCGCCGTTACGAGAGAGTTTGTCACGACGAGAGTCGTCGCGCCTGCGGCGAAGTTAACGGTTCCTGCGATCTTGTTGATAGTCTGAGCGCCAGTCGTTCCCCCCGGCGTGATCGTGCGGTCGAGGACTATACCCGCAGGTGATACCTCTAGGTGCGTGACGCCATCCGCTTCTAACCGAACGCCACCGGCGGGACCAGTCGCTTGCAACTGTAGGCTTTGGTCATCTGTGCCAGTTCCAGCCGACACCGCACGTACGTAGGCCGTACCAGAACCGTCGTGTGTCAGGGTGAGTCGTTCGTAGTTGGAGGCATCCGTGAAGGTGCCGTATAGGTTAATGGGAGTAGTTATCCCTTGACGGAAGGCAATCTCGGTGTCGCTAAAGCGCGCCACCTCTGCCGCATCGACAGAGATAATGTAGGCCGGGTCGTCGAGCGAGAAGCCTGTGCCATTATTTACAGAGAATCCAATAGCGGGGGCCGTTGCGGAGCCTGCCTCGACGAGTAGTATCCTCCCGGCCCCGCTGTCGAGCAGGATGTTCCCAGTCGTAGCACCACTGCCTGTAGTCAGATTGACGTTTCCCCCGGTCGAGGCTCCTGCTCCACCTATGAGAGAGACAGACCCGCCCAGCGCAATTCCGCCAGCACCGCCAGTGATAGTAACTGTCTGGCCAGAGACGGCCTGATCGCGCCCGGCGATATTTCGAATGAAGAGTGTCTCGACGGTGTCGTCGTATCCCAATTCACTGGCCGTAGCACGCAGAACACCCCCCGCGTCCGCGTATAGCACGGCATTGGCGGCCCCAGTTACGGTAGTAGTGCCCGGCTCAAGGGCACCGCCCCCTCCAGCCTCCACCCACGAAGAGCCATCAAAGAACTTGAGAGTGCTTGTAGTGGTGTCGAAGGCCATTGCTCCCTCCCCGGGGGCCGGGGGGAGGAGGGCAGTCGTGTAGCGGGGGACCCCGAAGAAGCCGGGAAGGGTCAGCGCTTGCTGAACCTCCTTTACGGCCTTCGAGGAAAGAAAGACGTCTCTGCCAGCCATCTTTACTCCTTAGACCGAGACGTTGTCGTCAGCGGTCAGATAAACGTCGATCGAGTCAGTGCCGCTTCCAGTGGTCTCTTCCACTCCCACCCGCACGAAGCTCCAAGGCTCCGTAACGGAGAAGGAATCACTCTCGGTGGCGCTCATGGTGCGATCAAGGAGGGTGGTCCAAACCGCATCTGGGTCGCTCATCTTTGCCTCGACGACGAGTCTAACGTCGGTCGCCCCCAGGGTAGTGAGGTTCCACGAGACGGTGACGTTCTTGAGCGTCCCGACAAAGACCCTACCGTCGGTGGCGGCGGTTCCACTCCTAAAGGGAAGGAGCTTCGCGGCCTTCCCACCAGAGAGGTCCCACGCAGAGTTCACGGTGATGGAGGTAGAAGAGGCCTTGGTTGCCACGCGGCGGCGAAGCTGCGTCCCACTCGTGTCCGTCTCGACCAGGAGCCAGTCATCAACCGCCACCTGGTCAAAGGGAGTTGCCCCGTCGCCGGAGGGCTCCACAGCCGTTGTGGTGACAGACGAGCCCGAGGTCTGAATGAATCCCCTGATGTTGGTCTGATCGAGGAACCTGCCGTAGGTGAGATCCGCCGGAATATCGTAGTCGTAGAAAAGGGTGCGAGTGAAGGGCATTTAGAATCCTAGATCCATCGGGGATAGAACCCCGCGCGGACTCCCCGAATGACTCCGTAGCGCGGCATTGAAAGAGGTTCGTTACGGCCCTGCTTGTATTCGCCCCAGAAGTTGATCACCGTCTTCATCCAATCTTCCATCCACTTCCGGTCGCGAAGGTCACCTTGGGCGGTCCCGCTCAACGTGCGTAGGCCCTCCACAAAGAGCCTCTCCACTGCATCGGCCGGGAAACGTTCGATCCCAGTGACGGCCGCAGCGAGGGTAGGTGGGGCCACACCCAATGACCCATCCACGAGGTCGTCCCCCGTGAGGGTCGTTGTGGTGTTGTCGGAAATGGTGGTGACAAGCCCGTAGGTCGTCCCACCCGCCGCGGTTCGGTAGATCTTGCGGGCCGTGACGGCGCGGGCCGGCGAGACGGGGATCCCACTCAAGTTTCCCTTCTGAGCCGCTAGGGTGATCGAATTGGAGACCACCCCCGCCTCCGTCTCTCCCAAAGCGGTGACGAACGTCACCAAGTAGGAGTAAACACCAGAGAGCGCCCCCGCAGCGCCAATCGCGGCCGTGGGGGGTCCGGGCCGATCAATGAGATCCGGCGTCTTCTGGACGTACTCGTCAACCAGGAGGGTGTAGGGTTGGTTTGCTTTGGGCCAGAATTGAAGGAGGGGCCGGCCCGTCGAGGCAACTCCCTCTAGAGTGTAGGTGGTTGGCCTTCCAATGACGGTGGCGCTCCCCACCATTCGGCGGTAAGAGTTTAGCTCGTCCGGCTCGACGGGAGTGAGTTGGTAGAAGGGGAATCCGGAGAGATAGATCTGCATCTGGTCCCCCGCGTGGGAGAAGTCGGCGGGCATTGCCACCGACTCGTCATTCACCGCGACGGAGAGGGAGGCATTCCTTGCAAGGCGGAACCAGAAGGGGGCAAGGTCCCAAACCCGCTTAGCGAGGATCGTAAGGTAAAAGCGGGTCCGATCACGGAAGTTCTGGTCGAGGGCGACAGTCTCGCTCCCAATATTGAGGAACATCTTCCCGTGATTCGTGATGATCTCCCCAACGGTGAGGTCGGCCATTTAACCTCCTAAGGACAGCCTGGGTCGTTTGTACTGGAGTAGGTAAAGTTAACGGTTGTGGTGGAGTCGGTAGCGACCTCAATATCTTCACTCCCCTGCTGAGCCCTGTCGGCGCTTGTGGAGATAATCCGATAAGTCCCTATGGGAACGTAGGAGAGAATGAAATCGCCCGCCCCGTTGGCGGTTGTGGATGGCCCTCCCGGGCAGAGCTTGATGAAGGAGAGGGGGAGGGCCGTTCCAGAGATGGTGCCAGTTGTTCCGAGAAGGACAACCTGAGGAAAGCGAAACCGCCAGTAGTTGAGATTTCGCCGAAAGAGCTCCCAGGCCATCCCTCCCCCTTAGTTCTCGCTAACGACCTCGGAGAGCGAGTCCTCGAAGAGCTCCTCCTTGGTGGGGAGGGGATACTTCCTAGGCCGACCGGGCCCCCTCTTCACAAGGGGAGCCACCTCTTTCTTATCCTCTTCACTCGGATGCCTCACCTTAATGTGCTTCTTGTAGAGTCCCTCATTGTCCGTTTCGAAGTCACCGTGAGAGCAGATGAAGTGGAGGGAAGAAGCCACCTTCGCCTCCTCCACCTGAAGAAGAATCTCTTCAGCCTTTCTCTCGCGAGCGCTCATCGGGGGAAAGTCAGTGCGGCCCGGGTTGTCGTGGCGCCACTTCTCAAGAAACTGGAGCCGCCCCTGACGCACTCCCTCCGCCCAAGCACGGTGGGCCTCGGCCCAAAGGGCGCGGGCCGCCAGCTTAATCGGCTTATCGACTTCAGGGTCCCCGGAAAGCAACGTCAGGCCCAACCGCATCGAGGGATCGAGGGCCTGCGCTCCGTACTTCGTAGTGAGGAACTGGACCACCCTATCGGCGGTCTCCTCCTCAATCTTTCCCTGAGCGTCAGCTATCGGACGTGCCCAACCAATGGAGTAACCATAGACCGGATGGTAGCAGGGCTTGGCCTCCTTACCATAGATCACGCCATAACGGTCTTTGATCTTGAGAATACCGTCCGCTCGCACCTTGAGAACCTTTCCGTTGTCATCTCGGATAGTGGGATGGTCAACGAAGATGTCATCCCCCAGGGAGGGAGGAAAGTAGAAGAACGATCCGTTATACTGCGGCGCGAACCATTCGGGGGCCGGGTTGTAGACCAGAAAGGTGGGGGCCGACTCTCGGAGACGGCGCTTGACCTCAGCCGGCTCAAGGGACGGCAACTGAATACTACTCATTGACTTTAGTCTCCTTGGGGCCATCATGGCCCAACAGAACGAAAGGAGATGGCTCGAAAATGGGCGGCAGCAATCTCCCCTCCTCAACACACTTCTTCATGTCGTTCCAGTCTTGCTTCAACGCGTACTCGGCCTCGGCGACCACCTTTTCGAGTTCTTTCTGGTCGGCCTCCTCAGCCTCCTTCAGAAAACGAAGGGCATCCTGCACGCTGTTTCTCGAGTGGCACCACTCGTTGTAGCGAACGTAATCAATCACCTTCTCATCGAAGGGTTTGGGCATGTCGGGAATTCCAAGGCGCGCTCCCCGAGAGCCCTTCGGCCACCTCACCGTCCAACTCTCCAACTCGAAGATTCGAGAGGGGTCAAAAGGGAAGTTCGCCGGGATAGCCCCAAGCTTGACCGGACGTTTAGTCAGACCACTCTTTTCCGCGTAGGAGGGGACGTAGCGGCAAATGACGTAATGTCCCAGCTTCTCCTCCGTCTTGGCCGGCGTTTCCATCACCTTCCAGCTCCACAGGACCACGAAGTTTGGATCATACCTTCGGCACTCTTCAATGATGAAGGGGGAAGGTTCATCGCCAGCCGGGAAGACGGCCGTGAAGACCGTCTCCTTGCAGCGCCAGACAGCATCCTTCGAGAGTTCAATAACGGAGGGCTTCCCCCTCAAAGAGGGATAAATCGTCACGCCGTCGCTGAAGAAGCCCGTCACTTTTTGAGGATCCCCAAGACCTGCTCAGCATCAACGACCTCTCCCCTCTCTTCGGCCTCGACGATGGAGAGCAGGCGCCCCACCGTCTCAAGCTGGCCGATAGTCACGTTAAGGTGAGAAAGGAGGCGCTCCCTGTCACCAAGAAGCGCCTTCTGGTAGTTAACTAGAACGTCTTTTGTGAGTCCCATCCTTCTCCCCCAGTCCCTTAGTTTGCGTAAAGGGGGATCTTCAGAAGCGTCGATCCCACCCGCACACGAATGAAGCCCGTGTTCGCGGGAAGCGCCGGCTCAGAGCCAGTCGTCGAACTGACCTGCGCATCGTCGGGGAGAGCCGCGAAACCAGTCCACGCCACCCCGCCCCCAGCCGCCTCCACGTGAAGGACGAAAAGACCGTTCGTGAAGGTCTTGGTGGTGAGCTGCTGGAAGACACGAAAGGCCGCCGACGTCCCAGTGATGGTGCGCGTCCCGCCGTTCCCGTCAGTGAGGTTTACTTCAACGCCACGCAGCGCACCAGAGAGGTTCCCACCCGCACCGCTCGACCCCTGAAGAATGGGATCGAACTTGGCCGCGATAAGGCTGTCGCCAGCGGTGCCATCAGCAAAGCGGGGAGAGAACTCAGCCGCAGTAACGCTCGCAGTAGCAGCAGCCCCGCCAGCACCCCCCGGCTTGCACTGAAGACCAATCAGGTTTCCAGACGTATCGGAGGTGTTACGCGAGTTAAGTCGAATCGGCTTAGTCCCGCGGGCGGTCTGAAGATCGAGGTTGAACTGTGCATTCGGATTGTCCTTGATCCCCGGCCCCAGGGCGCCCTGAGAGAAGTCGATGTTACGAGAAACAATTGCCATTTGAAACTCCTTAAGAGGACGGTTCTCAGGCCGGCCTCTAGTGTGGAAGTGGGGAGGACGTCGCCGCCCTCCCCGTTTATTCCTAGATGTTTTTTAGCCCCCTGCTGGATGTTTTTTTTTAGCTGTCGCCCGCGAGTTCGGAATCGGCGACGTTGGTGACTCTCGTGTTCAATCTCGGCTGACGATGCGAGATGTTGCCATCCCAGCTCATCGCAGCGATCTTGCTGAACGAGTAGGTCGTGGTCGAAGGGGCCTGAAGCAGAATCGGGGATCCACTCCCGGAAGCATCAGTTCCGTCGCCCACCCACGAGGCCTTCTTGGTGACGTGCCGACGGAAGAACGGCTTCGACACAACCACAAACTCCCGAGCGGGGTAGTCCTTGTCCACCTTGAAGGGGATGGCTTGGCCACCGTACTGGAACTTGATGGAATCCTGCTTGTACCCCATGTTGTAGTCAGGCACGCCCGCACCGCTCACATTGAAGCGCCGGTCGGGAATGGTGACCTTCAGATACTCAGAGACGATTCCGAGGTTGCACCAGATCTCCGTGCCAACCACGTCCGCCTCGACCTCGATAGCGTGGACGGCCTTCCGCACCAGCGACTCAGAGAAGCTCTGAGGCGAGGAGGCGGAGGCAGTAAACACGTTAGCGTTCAAGGAGGGGTTGGTCGAACGAGAGAGACCATAGATGGTAGTCTGGAGGGTGCCGTCGTCAGCGATTCCACGGAGGCCGTTAGTGGCCACACCGTAGGACGAAACCGAAGACGTCAGAGCCTTGTAGACGCCCCAACCGGCAGTCAGAGAGCGCGCGTTTCCGATAGTCACAACCCGGGTGAAGTAGTTCACATTCAAGATGGTCTCGGTCGCGCCTTGCTTCGTACCACCAGTGTCCAGGTCGAAGAAGTCGATGGTCATACCACGTCGAAGCTGGAACGCAGCCTCAGGAAGGTCCGTAGTGAAGGTCGTCGAGGCGACAGTGGTGGTCGCGACCCGAGCCATACGGCCCGTGCCATGCCCCGCCACAGTCAGACGGTTCACCGCGGAGAGCAGGTTCCGCATCGTCATCGTGACGTGCTGGTTGAGGATGGACTCATTCAGAGTGCCTTCCTGCACGCCCCGATAAAGAGCCTGCTCGGTCAGACCGAAAGCAGACGCCACAGTAATGGGCGTGATCTCAGCCTGAAGAACGGTAGGAGTGTTAAGGTCAGGGAAGACGGAACCCTCAGCAGCCGCAGCCGCGTTGTGGGCATCCGACACCCAGATGCCGAACCGGCGGCCAGTGCCGACGGCCGGCTCGTTCGAAGCATCCTCAAGGGAATCGAGGAACTTCGTCAGTGATCTCTCGAACGGAGCGAACTTACCCCGGGTGTAGACCCGAATCAGATAGTTCGAAAAGTTGGAGGTTGTAGTAGCCATTGGTAAAACTACCTCTTAGGAAAATAGCCCCATCTGTTTCGCTACCAGGGCCGCCTCCTTGGCGAGCTCCTGTTCGTAGTCGTAGAGGGACTTGTGTTGCTCGGGGGTGGATGATTGAGTCACAGGAGCGGCGGGGGGCGCTGTAGAAGTGGCCGTGGCCGTTCGGGACTGGGCCGCCTTCGCGTACTCCGCAGACTTTCCCCGATGATACCGATCGTATCGGTCCATCAGGACCTTTGCCGCAGAAGACACAAACCCGTAGACGTCCTCGATAGGATCAGAGGTATCGAGAGCCACGGCCGCCAGGGCGCGTGCCCTAACGTCAGCCTTGAAGTCATCGACTTCAGACTGAGGGATCTTGAAATCCTTGATCGCCTTGTCGATTGCGTTCGGGAATGCTACCGCGAACTCAGCGCGGTATTCTGAAACAAGTGACTCATGGGCTGCCCTTTCTTCCCTCTCTCCAAGGACCGCATTCAGCTCACGATGAACGGCATCCTTGGTAAGGTTGGCACGCTGGGTCGCCAGAACGTCAAGACGTTCCTGACGGCCCTCCAGGTTCGACTTCTTCAAATCAAGCTGAAGAAGCTTCGTCTCCATGCGATCAATATGGGAGTTGTATCGGTCGACCTCTAGAGGGTCGGCCTTCACCTGGGGAATCTCTAAAGCAAACTTTGCCTGGTTGAGCGAACGCTCAACTTCGGATCGTTCCTTAGAGACGCCCTCAATAAGCCCCTTATTGGAGACGAACTCCTGGACGTAGCCAGAAAAGACAGGGTCGCTATCAAGGATCTGGTTGACGTGGCCCTGGACGGTTCTCTCGTCGGCAAGGGGAGGGGACGTTTGCTCCGTCCGCCTCTCCACCGCTCCCGAGAGTGGCTGCCCGGTCTTGGGATCGAACCCAAGCTCTCGCAGCTTTGTGGCCATCTGGGCCGCACGGGTGTTGGTCTCAAGAGCTGCCTTGGCGGCGGCAACCCTGTCGCCCCCATACATGCTCTCATATCGCTTGACAGACTCATCCTCCACAGAGGGAGGCGATGTTACCGATGGCGACTCTTCCCCTTTAGCCGCAACCGTTTGATCCGGCTGCGCTTCAGGAGGGGTCTCCGGCTGAGATTGGGTCTCAGGGGGCGGCTCGGCAGCCGTCCCTTCGGAGGCGGGGGCCCCCGATCTTAGGAGTTCTCCTAGCTCTCTCTCCGCCGATGCCTCGACCTGGGCCATGTCGGGGGTGAGAACAGCGTCGTTTCCTGCAAGTCCAACTGTTCCAGTCATTTACAGTTATTCTCCTTCTTGTCCTCCGAGAGAACTCTTTTCACGTCCCCGATTATAACAAAAAGGGGCGGAAATGTCAAGGTCTTGGGTGTATATACCCAGGGAGGAGGGAAATTCCTACTCCTTCTCCTTAAGTTCTTCCTTCTGGGCCTTCTTCTTAGCCTCCTTTTTCTTCTCCTCTTCCTCCTTTTTCCGCCTCTCTTCCTCCTCCCGCTTCCGACGTTCCTCGGCCAGCCGCTTTGCTAGGTCGCCCAAGCCTCCCGGACTAATCTCAGACGGCTTGTATTTACCCTCTTCCTGCTTAGTGTAGTCAGAGGGGACCATGCGGCCCGTCTTGGGATCCCTTACATATCCTTTCGTATCAGCCATTTAAGCTCCTACTGTCCCGTCTGTGCGGGATTTTCCGGGGTGGGTTGAAGTCCGCCCTCTGCTTCCGGCGCCCCGGGGGCCGCCAGCACAGGCTGTTGCATCGCTTGAAGTTGCTTAAGCTGCCCCTGGAGGCGATGGTCTTCCAGGTGAGCCCTCCATCTAAGGATCTTATCTAGGGCCTCCGCGTCTTGGGGAGGCTCAAAAAGGAGAGGCACCCCCTCAAGGGGAACCCCCGTCATGGGGTCAATTGGCGGGGTGGAAGCCTGCTGAAGGACGGCTGTCCACGCCTGGTAGATTTTCTCTTGGAGGCACACGGGAGCCGGGGTCATCATTGCCTGCTGAAGGACGAGATCCCAATTTGCCCCGAGGACCTTCAGAGCGCCGTCCCAGTTGCCGGCCTCCTCAAGGGAGCGGCAATATTCACCCATCGAATCAATCCCGTGCTGCCTCGCGTGGGCAGCGTGGTCATCTAAGGAGGGGTCTACAACAGGTATCTTCCCTGACTCCTTGAACTCAATGTACTCCCTCTGCGCCGCGTCCTTCTGGATGTCTTGCTCCTCGAAGAGGCTCTCGGGGGCATCAAGGATCCGGGCAACCTCACGAGCCACATTTGGGTCTTGCGGATTAAGGAATCCCCTCTCTGACAGGGAGAGGACAAGTTCCTGCGAGCGGGCCTTCTCATCGAAATCGGCCTCACTCTCGACAGTGATGTTAACCTCTCCCTTGATGTCCTCTCCAAGGAGGAAGCTCCACCGTTCCTCTCCCGCCTCGTTCTCATAGGAGACCTCTCGAGGCTCTATGTAGAAGGCGGTCATCAATTCGAGACCGTGCTTCCAGAGACGCTTGAGGCACTCCTCGATTCGCTTGATCCGGGGTTCCCGCTTCTCCCCCGCGTAGGTCTTCAGATATTGGATGGCAAGGGCGGCCTCCACATTCGGGGGCACCTGCCCCTTTTCCACCTCCACGTTCCCCGCATACTTCTCAAGAGAGGAGACCGTGTCTTGGAGTTCTCTCCAGACCCCATCCGCGATGGTGGAGTTGTTGATGATTTGGGGAACCATGTTGGGCGCGTCTGGATGAACGTCAATGAAGGCAAACCTTCCCGGGACGCCATCTCTTGTGGCGATCTCCAGGTTGTGTTCCTTCAAGGCGATGTAGAGCGGAACAGCCAGCCGTTGACGGACGCTTTGAGCCTGAGAGCGAATCTCATTCGCATTGTCTTGGGGATCGAAGAGAAGCTCCCAGAGAGACAGCCCTTGCAGATAACGGGCCCCATCTCGGACCTCCCAAGGCACATAGTCCATCAAAATCCTCGGAACCTTCTTCAGGGGGTCGGTCGGGGAGGGAATGAGAAAGGGCGCGTCGAGGAGGATCTGATCCCCCGCGATGATGATAGAGCGGCCCTCGTTGAGCCGGAAGGTGACATTGCCCTCCGAATCCTGAACCCTCTCCATCCAAGGCTTCTTGTGCCATTCCATGACTCGAACGGCCTCCTTCAAGACCTTCGAATCGAGGACACTCCCATACATGTCGGGGGCGCCGAAGAGCGGGTGGTATTTCGCAATCACATCGGGGCGGTCCGGCTCCACCTTGTCCGCCTTCTCGGGATAGTGAAGGGCCACCCAATCAAGGGTCTCAACATGGACCTCCCGCCACTCGTTCACATCCCCTGGAGCCATCATGAAACCAAGGTTCTTCGGAAAGACGTCGTAGGGCGACCTCACTGAGAGAAGCCAATCTCCAAGGGGCTGAGCTGTCCCCAAGGAGCGTCCCAGGAAATCGTGGCCCGTGGCGGCCTCCCCCAGGGTGGGAGAGAAGGGCTGAAGGGGCGGATGCCCTGGACAGGTCGGGCAATTCGTGACATTGTAGGAAAGATCGGGCTGGATCGGGGCAAGCTCACTTCCAAGGAAGGAGGCCTTCTCTCGATAGTTGGGTCCAACCCTCGGGGAGGAGAGGAGAAAGGGGCATTCCGGGTCGGGGCACTTCATGGCCGACGTTAGGGGCGTCTGGGCTGTCTTGTCCCACCGCTGTTCCCACTCGCTTCGAAGCCAGACCCCGCCGTAGACGGGGATGTGGTAGTACATCACATACGCCTGGCGGTCCCACTCTATCTCCTTAAGACGGTGCCGAAGGACATCGGTGGCCTTCCTTGCGGCCTCCCTCACCTTGTAAGAGGGGTTCTCGCTCTTGGGCCGTACAACCGGACGATAGTTAGGCCTTCCCAGGCGGGCGCTCTCGTTCGTCCTCGACCCGTGGCCCTCGTTGAAAACCGGAGTAGGGATGTAGTTCGGATCGTTCGGCTCGTAATAGATCGAGGCCCACTGGGAGAGCGACGTCCCCCCGTCAAACGCCGAGGGCCCCGCCTGAAGCCACTGTGCTCCCTGGTCATAGAGCTCGGACCTCCGATAGGTGGAGCGCCACTTCGTGTAGAGGGGGTGGTTGTAGTAGAGGCCATCCTCAAAACTCCTCTTCGCCTCCTCTATTCCCAGCTTCCCGATAGGGGGTAGCTGCTTTTGCTTCATTTAGGACTCCTTCTGGAGTTTGCGGGTCATAGCCTCTTCTACTTCTCTTGCAGAGACCCTAGGGCGGTAGGTCGTCTTCCTCGGGTCAACCCAAGAGGAAGGAGCCTCCTCCCTCTTCTCTTCGGACTTCTCCGCCGGATAGAGTTCTCTGTAGGCCCCCCGCGAGGAAAGCGCAATCACTTGCCTCGTGAGCTCCGTCACTCGCAAGCGCTCTGCCTCAAGCTGTTGTCGGAGAAGGGCGATGATGGGGTCCCTTTGGTCGGCCTTAAATCTGAACACGGCTCTCCCTCCTAATATCCACCCAAAGCCCCCTTCTGTCCTTCCTTCTTCGCCTTCTTCTTCCTCGCGAAGTCCTCTAGTTGACCCTCATTCATTCCTGTCTGGGTCTTCTTCCCCTCACGCAGGCGTCCCAGCTCAGCCCCCATAAAGCGCCTCTGTTTCTCACTTACTGCTGGCATCTACTCGTCCTTTCTAATTCTCTTCACCCGAAGGCGCTTCCTTCCCGCGGCCTTAGCAGCCTCGTGCGACTTCATGAAGACGTCGATCTTCTTCCCCTTGATGGCGCTCCCAGTGTCCATTACCCTTCTCCTGCCCAGGCCCTCGATCTCGACCTCCGCCCCCCTCGGCAGGACCGACCAGTCAGCCGCAATGGTGACGCCCTCTTCTGGAGGCCTCCCGCTCGCGGTGAGTCCGTGGCCCCCCTTCTCCGGAGAAGAGTGGCCGCAACAGGTCGGACAAGGACAGTAGAAGGTGGTCTCGAATTCGTCTTCTTCGCCTTCAAGGAGGCTAGGAGGCGGCTTAACCAAGCCAAAAAGAGCTTCCCTTTGCGCACGGATGAGTTCATCTCGGTAATCCTCTGGGCTCATCTTTTCCTCACGTAAGGGTTTGCGAGGATAGTCTTTTCTTCCCCCCGTTGCCGGCGGATGTCCTTCCACAGACGTTCATAGAAGAGCTCCTCGGTAGAGTGGGGCTTTGCCTCCTCCTCTTCCACCTCTCTCCTATAACGGTTCACCGTCACGAGGGCGCCCGCAGCAGCGTTGCAAAGATCGTCGTGGGCCCCCTTCGGGTGGTCGATAATCTCCCTACCACTCGCCAGGCTCCGTCGATCCAGCAAGAGGAACTGATTCCTCAGTTTAGCATCGTTGGGGAGGACACATCTGTTTGAGTTAATCAGGGGTAGGAGGTTCGCGTAGAGCTCGGTCCTTCGCTGTTTGCAGATGGAATAGGTGACTCCATTCTCTCTAAACATGTCCTGGTAGACGCGACCCCCAAAGTTGTCCCCCGTCACCCGCCGAAGACCATACTCCTTGAGGAGATCCGTCACCTCTTTAACAGCTTCGGTCGTTGAGAAGGGGGCCTCCTTCTCCCAGAGCAGATCTAGGACCGACCCCAACTTCGGATCCCAGTGAGCGATCCCCAAGGTGAAGGAATCGGAGTTCCCTCCCGAGGGATCCACGAAGGCCGTGTACTTGATTCCCTTCGTCGGCTCGATCTCGAAGTGCTCGCCCGTCACACTCTCCAACATCTCCCGTGTAACGAAGGCCGCAACGTCGGTCCGGAACTCCGCCCCATATTCGGCAGCCGCCGCAATGGGGTCATCAAGGAAGGCCTTCTCCACCTCCGCCCGCACTTCAGGTGTGTCGTGCATCATCAAGGTGGGGGCCTTCCATACGAGTCTCTCTCCGTCCTTCCCGAAGTCTTGCTCAAAGCGCTCCCAAAGAACGCCCCTCCGCGCGTAGGGAGAGGATAAGCCCATGATCATTCCATCTCCTCCATAGGAGAGCATGGCCGGTCGGACGCTCTCTAAGATCGCCCGGTCCGGGTTCGCCGCATCGTCCGTATGCCAAAATGCGATCTCGTCCCCGATGAAGAGGGGAATCGCCTTGGAGCGGACTGCCGTGATTGAGCATGCCCTGATCGCAAAGTCGCATCTCGTCTTGAGGCGAACGATCTCGGCGGTGGGGGTGCCCTCTAGGAGGTGAGACAGCTCCGGAGAGGAGGAGAGGATCGCCACGATAAAGTCCTTGATCGTCTTCGCCTCAGTGGTGTTCTTCGCGATGATGGGGATTTGAGCCCTCTCTCCAGGGGCGAGGTGCGGTCGATGATCCTTGAAGGCCGCTACGTAAACGCCAATCACGGAGGCGATGGCGCTTTTTCGAGCGCGCCTCCCACAGATCATCCACACCTCACGAGCCTTCGCCTGTGGGGAGGCCTTACGGCCCGTCGCGGTTTGGAAAATCTCCATCTCCTTTGGGGAGAGGGGAAGGCCGAAGGATGCGCCGAGAAAGGCTCTCCATCCACTCCAGTCCGCCCCGCCCTTCAGCCAAGGGAGGTGGTCGAAGAACTTGAGGGGGGTCATCTTCCCGCTCTGAAGGATCGCCTGGTGGCGCTCCTCGGGGGTGGAGCGCAGGAGGGCCTCTCGAAGGTCCTCTTTGGAGAAGGTCACCCCTGCTCCTCGGGGGAATCTAAGAGATGAAGGGAGGCCTCAAGAAGGAGATCCTCCCCCTCCTCCCTGTCCATCCCAGTCATCTTCGCCAGGATTTCCTCCACCTTGGTAGTGGGGGCCTTGGGAATCTCTTTGAAGAGTCCAAGGATCTTTGCCAGGTTCTCCTGCGAGCCTATCTCGTCGTGCTCGGTTCGAACTTCCACTGCCTCTAGGAGGCCCGTCTCAGGATTCTTTCTTAGGACTTCCGTCCGTCTGGTAGGTTTCTCTCCGGTCGCTTGACGGGAGAGGAGGTCGAGCAGGCGCTCCTTCGAGAGAACCTCCTCCACCACCACTTCCATCTTGGTCGGATTAATCAGGCCTCGATAGACGGCCTTCTGGTAAAGGCGATCGGAGATGTATTCCTTGTATTTAGTAGAATAACGCTTCAGCGCGAGGGGAGAGCCGTATTCGTCTCCGGTCAACTCCAGGGCTTTGATCCTGTCGCCCTCCGCCTTTCCGTGGAAGGCCTCGACGAAACGGAGGAGACGGGCCTCCTGGTAGTCCATGAGACGGCCGGCTTTGTCGGGAGGGACGTTACGGAGGATACGCTCAGGCCGTGCAGGCTTAGTGTCCGTCAGGGGCCTCCTCCTCTTCGTCTTCCCACCCCTCCTCCTCCGCAACGAACGCCTCGATCACGGCCTCCACTACCCCCCGGGGGTCTTCGTAGTTGAGGGCGTAGTGCTCCCAAACGCGCTCGGGAATGTGAATCGTAAGAATCAATTGTCTGTCCTCCTCGGGTCCGCGGGAGTAAAGGTGACCTCCACTCCTAGCTCCTTTGCTACAAAAAGAAAGAGATTAATGAGACCGCTGATTGCGTTGTTGGTGAGGACGGCGTGGGCCTCTAAGGCCTTGAGGCGATCTTCGACGGGTGCTGGATCCATTTCCTTCTCCACTAAAAAGGCTAAAGGGGAAGAGCCCGCCGGGAGGGACCCGACTTGAGGTCGGGGAGAAGGAGGGCAGCGGGCCCATCCCCTAAAGCGACCGACATTATAGCATAGAGAGGGGGGGCGGGTCAAGGAGGAACCCCTTTTCAAGCTTTTCAAGACCCCCCAAAAAGGCCTGAAATCGGGGCCCCACTGATTCTAAAGGACTTACGAGGACGAAAAGTCATTTTTCAGCGCCCCTTAAAGAGAGTAGTGTTGAAATCGTTGGAACGGCCAGAAGAGACGAAAGAGTAGATTTCAGGCACTTCAATTTCACCGTGCCCTATCAGGGGGCACGGGTTGAAGAATCGATGGAATGAAAAGGGGGGCGGCGGGCCGCCCCCTAAGTCCTTTAGAATCAGTCGACCTCCCCGCCTTTTTCACTTTTCAGGGCGTTTCGCCCTTCTGTGGGGGGCGTTGAAAAGCTTCCCCGTCGGCGCTCCCGCCACCTCTTCACGGCGGCCTTCCGCTTCTCCTTGTTCTTTAGGTAGTAGGCCCTCTCGTAGAGAAGGCGCCGGACATAGGGAAGGGGCATTGAAAACCTCCTGGGCGCCTATGATACCACGAAGGGGGGAGGGGGTCAAGGACGAGGGAGGCCTATTTAAGGACGATAATTCTCTCAGATGGCTTGATAGACCATCTAGGAGAAGGATAATACACATGGGAGGGCGGATTTCTGTTATCGTACCTTTCCCCAAAGTGCGGCCAAATTAAAAGGGTGGGTCCCCCCTCTCGTGGGGGGTGGAGGGGGCCATCGGGGGGGACGGCCTAAGGCCAATGGAATCAATGACTTAGGGGAGGGGTTCCCCCGGGGGCTGCCCTCCCCTGAGCCGGCGCCATAAGCCCTTGCCCTTCAACGACTTGGAGAGGGGCCTAAGTCCTTGGCGCTCAACAACTTAAGTAGGCTTGACAACCGGGCCCCCCGGTCCGACCTTCTCCTTGTCGGTCCAGAGTGACTCGGGGCCGACCCAGACGAGGGCACGGACCCTGAAGGGTCCGGAGCGGTCTTCGGGACCCGCCCGCGTCAAGGCATCGCTCCCTCACTTCCCGGGGCCGGAGGCCCCAATCCCGCCCAGTGCGGGGTGTCTTTGAGCCGTAGGACCGTTCCGGGGCCGCGATTGCGACTTAAGGGCGCAACGCTGGCGGTTCCCCGCGCGCCTTCTCAGTGAGCAAGGCGTTAGCTTAAGGTCCGTCCTCCCCCCGGCCGGTTCCGTCCCCTCTTTCCACTTTTCCCGTCCCACTCCCACGATGTTGACCCCGGGAGCCTACCGCCATCTCGGCGGCCTAGGCCAACCCGGGTATATACACCCGTTGCTAGCTGGGGCGGACAAAAAAGGCAACCCAAGCCATGAACAACACGCACACCGCGACCGCGATCGCAGCCCACAACGACGGGGTGCTCGCCTGGCTCCGCACCCTGGCCGGGCTCGTGACTGAGGAGGGCAGCATCCCTCGGTTCCCGGCGCTCCGATCCGCCTTCGACCGTCTCTCGGCCGCGGGCTTCAACGCCATCGTCCAGACGGGGTTCCTTCCCTCCGGCAGCAACGCGGGGGCGAAGGATGCGGAAGAGCAGGTCAATAAGCCCTTCGACGTTCTGCCGGCCCCGCAAGCCGGCGGCACCGTCTACGGCATGGCCAACCCCCGTCAGTCCGATCAGGACTCGGCCGTCGTCGTCGCCGCTCTAGCAGCGCTGGCCGTCACCACGGACGACTCCTCAACCCACGACTGGCGTGGCCAGTCGACGAAGGGCGGGGGGTTCCAGCTGAAGAACATCAAGGACGGCGAGACGGGCGAGCGTCGCGAGTCGCTCGCCAAGGTCAAGACCACGAACGGGACCTTCCTACGGCTCATCAAGGAGTTGAGCGTCACCGTCGACAAGCCGAAGGACAAGCCCGCCGTCTACACCCTGCCCGCCGTCATGAAGGACGCTATGAGGCGCTCCGGCGTCCCGGCCTTCCCGGCCGAGGCCGTCAAGCTCCCGATCCCGAAGAGCAACGCCAAGAAGGCCGCGACCCTGTGGGCGCGCATCCGGATTCAGGTCACCAAGGACCGCGTCAAGGAGACGGACATGGGCAGCAACGACCCCGAAGCCTTCCTCGTCGTGCTCCAGAGCCTCACCAAGCGAGTCAAGATCGGCTACGTCCGCTGCGCCCGGGAGTCCGTCGTGGACTCTCACTCGCCCGCGTTCGAGGCCGCCGGCTTCCGTCTCATCACCCCCGACGAGTACCGCGCCATCCTGGAGAAAGGCCCCGGCGAGTTCGAGACCAAGAAGGCCGAGGCCGAGAAGACCGAGAAGGCCGCTTAACCGAACCTTCTAGGTTCAGTCGAGGGGCGAGCAATCGCCCCTCGCTATGAGCCCGGAACCCCTTCTTTGACCCCCAAACGTTTCTTTGAGACTTTGAACCGTCCCGGCGCCGAAAGGCGCCGCCCGCCCCTTCGGCCTCCCCCGGCCCAAGGGGTTAAGTGCGTTTATGGAAGAGAATTTAAAGCCCCTTCGAGGGAGAGACTAGCATGAATAAGAAGATGAATTCCCGTGATCGCCGTCACGAAATCAGGAAGCGTCAAAAGATGAAGCATCAGTATGCCTTTATCCGAACCGGGGCCGGGATCAATCCCCTTGCGTTCATCGAGGCGAACGCGGGCTTGATCTGTGTCAGGGCGGACGGCATTCGTCTCTACTCGTAGTTTTGGAGGACAACCCGTGCCACGCATCAACCTAGTCGGGCCGCGCGCGCTCAAAGTCAGCTACCACTCTCATGGTGTCACCATCTGGGAAAAGGAACTAAACCCGGTCCGGGATATGTTGTGGCGCACCCGCCCGGCGCCCCTCCGGCCCATGCGCTAGAGCCTCTCCTTTGGAGCGGGAGCGAGCCGGCCATTTGAGGGGCGCGTAACGACTCTACAGAGTCTCCGGGCCGCGCCCTGAGGAGCACCCCTTTCGGATCGAGTGTCCCAAATGATCTGCCATCCCTAAGCTCGCTCCCGGCCCAAAGGAGACGTTTGGCCCTCGTTCGAGCCAGGTATTTACTGTAGGAGAAAAGTCTCATGAAAAAGGAAAAGAACGACACCAGCAAGAACAGCAGGAAGGAACCGAAGGAACCGATCACAGCCTACTTCGCATCCTGTACGTGCGGATGGTCCGTCTCGCGCCCGGACCCGCTCGACGCTATGTCCGCTGCGGGCGGGCATCGAATCTTGCACAAACGGTGCGCCGAGCTTCTTCGATCAAATCGCTGACTTAGTCGAAGCGGGGCTCGTGTAGCACGGCCCAGGGGAGGACTGGTGTGTGTGAGATAGTAACCGGCGAGGAATACGAGATCACCGAACCGAGGTTGGCGTACAAGGTAGTATGGCACAACGGTACGGGGGTGTATTACTCAGTCTCTTGGAATGGAAGGGTCCTCTGTGCCCAGCCGGAAACGCGAATCGACAAGATAGTGTCTCAGGCTCGGGTTACGTGTGGAGGATTGCATGTCTTCTGGCTCCGGGCCGCGGCTGAGAGGTATGCTTCAGACGTCTACCACAACCACTTCTTCTCTAGCTTCCCGATCATTTTGCCTGTCTTGGTATGGGGGAGCGCTATCCCCTTCGAGGGCGGTGCAGCCGTGGAATTCGCCACTCTCGCTCCGAGGAGCGCTACTTCCCCGACAACGCCATGAAGCGAGACTACTCCGCCGGTTTTAAACTGAGATAGATCCCATGCTCGACGACCGGGTCACCCTAAAAAGCGAAATCGCCCGCCTGAAAGAGCGCCTCGTCGCCCTAGAGAGGGCACTCCGGGGCGGCTTCAGGCGAATCAAAAGCGGCCGCGGCTTTTCTCTCGTCTATGATCCTCCACCCCGCAGGGACAGTCCCCGGACGGCCGAGCAGGAGGCAGAACGCTCCGAAACCTTCCAGGCGCTCAGACGCCTTGAGCGTGCCGAGGAGACCTCTCGACCTCCCCGACTCGTCCCTGCGATCGTCCAGGACAAGAACCGCTCCGCCCACAAAAGAAAGGCTCCCTCTCGAAAGCGCACCACCTTCGGCCTCCGCTCGTGTCCAGCCGACGATCTCCAACTGGCCTCCATCTGGCGCGCGGGCATGAATAAGGAATTCCTAATCCAATGTCTCCGTGAGGAAACCCCTGAGGACCTCCTAAAGGCAGAGAATAGCGTCCTTCGCCCGCTCGCGCCTTCGGTCAGAAAGAAGTGGGGCGCGGCGCGCCGCAAACCCTTCGACAAGGTCAAGGTCTCCGCCCTCCGAAAGCATCACGAGTCCTGACGGGGCGACGGCTCCCGCCAAATAGGAAGGACAGCTCCCAGTGACGATCGAAAAACGCTTCGCCGAAACTCGTCCCAAGTTCCACGCCAAGAAATGTCCCTTCGACACTTATCTCTCTTGGCTCCTCTTCAAGGCCGCCCTTCTCGACGCGAACCGCCGCCTAAAGAAGGAATTTAACTGACGGGGCCACGACCTAGGAGCGCAAAGGAAGGACTATGACACAAAAGGAAGAGAAGGTCTCCTTCGAGGAGGCTTACGAGCACCTCCTTCAGAGAATCAAGAGGGGCGGCCCGTGGGGATGGGACGGTAAGAGGTGCGTGTACTTCAAGGGGTTCGGAGGAGGTTGTGGTATTGGGGCGCACATTCCGGACGACCTCTACTGTCCGGAGATGGAGGGTCTTAACATTTGGGATGTTTTTTCGAGGTACCCTCACATCAAAGCTCACTTTCAGGACGGGGTTCCCTGGATGGCACTCCAGACTATCCACGACCTTCTGGCCCCCAATTATGCGAAGTCGGCCTCAGGGAAAAGCCAGATGATAGGCCGCGCCTTCAAGGCGGTCGGCAACTTCCTCAAGGAGAGAAAATCATGAGATGGGGCTTCTACTCCCTCTGCTCCTCGCAGAGCTTCCTGAATTGCACCTTTGGAGAAAGCGGATGGTGCCAGAACGTGGCTCACGCCAAAAGCTCTCCCCTTCTGGCCGCCTTCGATTTAGCGAGCGAGGAAGAGCCAAAGAAGGCAAAGGCGGAAAACCTGAAGGAGAGGTAAAATGCCTTTCATGCCGCTGAGGAAGAAGGCTTCCCACGAAGCCCAGGGGCTCGGATGCACCCAATGCGGGCGTTTGGACTTGGTCCTTCACCACTACACCTCGAAGGGCGGGATACGGCAAAGCGGGGTAATCAACCATCCCGGGGAGTTTCGGAAGAAGGACCTTTCCAAGGACCAGGATTTCTCGCCCGAGGCCTTCTGCTCTTTCGGCTGCTTCGACCTTCACGAGGCAAGGAGGATCCCCGAGCCTCGGTGGAAAGTCAAGAGGCCCTTTTAGGAGGACGAGATGTGCTTAAGTAGCCTGGACGAAAACTTCTCCCCGGAGCCCGAGGCTGAGGGGATAGGGTGGAAGATCTTCGATAAGGAAGATAATGGCTCGTTGTTGTTTCCTATTAAACGCCACGAAGGTAGTTGGTCGGCCCGTGCCAACAGGTGGCTCACCTCCCCTTCGGGGCAGATCAACGGGTGGAACTACACGGACCGACCCTTTCGCTACCCCAAGGGATTCCATCTGTATCCTACGCGCAAGGTGGCCGCTGAAATCCGCTTCTGCGAAGGCCTTAACTTTACAGTGAGACGCATCAAATGGCGGGGCCTCCTCGCCAGTGGGGAGCAAGACGGCTTCCCCGTCATCGTCGTCCGTCAAATACGCATCCTTCCTAAGAAGCGGCGTTGAGGCCCCTCAGCGGGAAGAAAAGAAACAACTACCGTCGCCTCCCGGCTCCCGTCCTCCGAAGTGCACGCACTACCTGTGCGGTCCACCGCCTCTACACTGGTGATGGGACGCCAAAGTCGCCGTGCAGGCGGTGTCACGACCTCTGGGAAGCTACGAAAGCCATTGATCGTTGGCTTGGTCTGGTGGAGGGCCAATGATTTCTCGAACCTACCCTTTCAAGGGCTTTCTCCTCGGGCTGGCGGCCTGGATTTTCTGGTTACTCTTCTTCTAAGGTGCTGAATGACCCCCAAAGTAGCTGAGGTCGCCCGTTGGATCGTCTTCTATGCGGGCTTGATGGGCCTCCCCGCCCCTCCTGTCATCGAAGGAAGGGTGCCCGGGTTTTACGCACAAACGGTCTTCGACGGTCTAGGCCCGACGATCGTTCTCGATCCAAAGATGCTGGGCGGCGCCTCAGCGGAGGGGATAGCCGTCCACGAGATGTGCCACGTACGTCTTTCGCATTGGAACCCGGTGGTTCAGGCCTCCCTTGGAGTGACGGAAGAGAACGCTCAAGAAAGGTTTCACAGGAAGGATTTCAAGGAGTGCGTTAGGGTTTACGCCAAAAAGGCCCGTCTCCGTATGCGCCGCTCGACTAGGGAGCCAGAAGAAGCCCAGTTTCACATCCTACCGCAAAGCGCTAGAACCATAAAGGAGCCTAACCCCATGAACGAGAATGAAGCCCGTTTGGTCGAAGCCCTCCGTAGCGGTCGATACAGGCAAGGTTGCAAGGCTCTACGCCCCGAGGATAACACCTATTGCTGCTTGGGCGTCGCGTGTGACGTACTCACGCCCGAAAACTGGAATCTGAAGAATGACTTCTGGTTATCGGATGGTGCGGATTCGATGTTGCCCTGGAATGTCCAGCGAGCTCTCGGCTGGGCTACGGACCACGGACGCCTCGATTTTGTCGGGCGAGACGGCACGGAACTATCCTTGTTGGACCTCAACGACGACGGATTCACCTTCGATGAAATTGCTGACGTGATCGAGGCGGGCCTCGTGAAGCACTACGAGGAGACCTCTTAAGCTCAGGGCCAGGAGCCCGAGTGGGTGGGCGCTCACCCAATGATTAAACCTCTCCAAGCGACCTGGAAGGATGCTGTCGGCGGCTGTCCACTAGGCTTGGGGGTGCGCGCGCACCGTAGTGAGACCGCCCTTAAAGGAGAAGCAAAATGAGAAAGATGTTCCTGGCCCTCCTCCTCGGAGCGGCTTTCGGTTGTAGTGGAGGAGGGAACCTTCCCTCCTCCCCCTCGGACGACTCCGTGACGTCTTCTTCCACCTCTTCCGTCGCTCAGGTGGCGGGAAGTGGGGCGGGCGGCGCGGAGGGTTCGATCTCCCTCTCCCCTCCCACCTTCGTCTTCACCATCGAGGGGGCGCAGAGATCCGACTTCATTCTGGAGCTCTGGAACAAGTTCGAGAGCGGCACCTCTCGAACGGGCGAGCCCCTCTATCGACAGAAGGGAGTGGGGAATGGAATCCACCAGGTCGACGCCTCGAAGTGGGCTTGTCTGGACATCCAAGCCGATATCGTCTCCCCGAATGGGGGCCTCCTGAGGGGAAAGCAGTTCGCAGCGTGGGGTTCTTGCCCGCCCCGTCCTCCCCGACCCAGACCGACCCCGACTCCCGACCCCAAGTGCTCTGACTTCGACGCCCCCGTTCCCGCCTTCAGTTTCAACATCTCCGAGGCCGGAACGGTCACTTACGTCTCGGCGGAGGTCTCCCCTCAGGGTGGTTACTTTCTTCCCGAGCCTCCCAAGACGACTTATTCCCGCCTCACGGAGATCGGGCTCTACGAGTTCACCTACGTGATCCCCTACGGTCCGCAGGAATTGGAATGCACGGCCTCGGCCGAAGCCTCCTTCGAGGTGACCGCCGCCCTCTGCGAAGACCGCTTCGACGGGAGCCCGACGAGTGGATCGGCCCTGAAGCAGCTTCAAGAGCATCCCGGAACGCCGGAAGTGCGGGAGTACACGAGCTATTGGAAGATGAACCAGGGCAACGACAACGCTAGGAGGAACGCCTGCGAGAACCGCGGTGGTGAGTGGTTGGACGACTTCAACATCCCGAACGACGGCACAGGCTCCACTCGCCCCGATGTGTGTCGATTCGTTTCCGCCAATCCGCCTGGGGCCCCCGGCAACGACATGACTCTTTACAATCCGCCGGGTGTGACATCGAGGGTGGTCCAGGCCGGAACGCCCACTACCTTCAGCGTCACCGTCACAGGAAGCTACTCCATCGGAGAGGGTGACGGTGGGACCTACTTGATCGAGATCGTCTACAACCCTTCGAATTTCGTGAAAAAGTCCACCACGGTGGTTGTCCCCTGCGGGGAGTCCCTCACAGGACAGCTCGTCTGGGGTCGGGGCGACCAATTCAACAATTCCCCCAACTACTCCCCGAACGACGGCCACGTCACGGGAAGCTACTCCCTTCGGATCACAAAACAGTAGGAACCACTTCCTATCCCAGGCCGAAACGCACGCGCCGTCGGCGTGCGTCGCAGCGTTAGGCGCTGCCTGATGATGGCTAGTGAGAGGAGCATGAAGTGCCACCGCTTAACCGCTTAGATCCCTGGGGGGAACTTGTTGACAAGGATCAAGCAGACGCCCGCTGGTTGAGGGTGGGAGGGTGGCTCTCTTCCCTTCTCGGAGCTAACCTGAAGACCTGCAATCCCGGTTTTGTCTTCAGGGATCCTTCTTCTTCCCACTGTTGGTTCGTATCTGGTGGTGTGGGTGCCGCCCTTTTCGACGCCATAGTCGGCCATGAGTCCATCGACGAGGTCGAGGCCGAGGAGTAAATGGAAGATAGGGGGAAGTGCGCCTGCGGCGAGGATGCCGTCTTCGTGGTCTTCATAACTGACTTTAATGGGGACGTCTTAGGAGAGAACTCTTTTTGCGAGGAGTGCATTGACATGAGGGAAGTTAAGAGAGCAGTCTTGGCACTGGGGATCCTCTTGGGGGCGAGAACATGACTTACTCTCATCTCCACGGTTTTTGTGGGGGCGTGTCGATAGGGCTATCGGCCTTAGAGAAGAAGACTTTATCTTGGGAGGCCTTGGAGCACTTTTGTTCGACTGAGTGCCCGACAAAGAGTCTCTATGTGGTTAGCGAGCTACTCAGCCTTAAGAGCTTGCAAAGCCCCCCCCCCCCAAAGGATGGAAGGTCATACCTGTCACGAAACGGTTGGGTCTAGTAGTCTTCATAAGAGCGAGGGAGGAGTAATGCGGAAGTGTAAAAACCACGTTGTGGGTCTTTCCCCCTCTTTCGGGTGGATCTACGGTTTCACCAGTGGTATATGTAATTGGGCGTTCAACGACATAAAGCTCACACGACGAAGGAGGGTCGTTGGAGCCGTTACCGAGTCTCGTCAGGTGGAGGCTCGACGGCGCCTTCGAAAGGCTGGGTATAAGTCCCTGAGTCTCATCAATGCGAACACGGGCAACCATTGCCTCTTCCACTACAAGATTCGAGGAGATGGGTGTGAGAAAGGAAAGTGAGAAGTGAGTAGTCTAGTCCTAGCCGTCGTTTCGGGGATCATCATGGTGTCGGGGGACGTTAATGGCTCTACGGCTGTCGGGCACGCCTGTCCGATCTCCAGCACCACCGCCCTGACCAACGCCCACGTCGCTTACAGCGACTCCAAACCCCGCACCCTGATCTACTCCGACGGGAATGGAGTAGAAGGCATCCTTCGCCCCGTCTTGGTGGATCAGGCGCGCGATCTTGCCCTTCTAGAGGTCGTCTCAGGATCAGACTTCCAGAAGTTTTTCCCCCTCGCCCCAGAGGCCCCTAAGAGGGGAGATAGGGTCTGGTTGGAGGGTTACGATTTCACCAAGGGGGGCACACCCCGCATCGTAGAGACGGAGATCGTCAATCCCTCCCCCATCCTCTTCACCTACAAGAAGGGGGGCGGCCCAGGGAGTTCGGGCTCGTGCGTTATCAACTCCCTCGGGGAGGTGGTGGCCATCAACAAGGGTGCCCTTCCCAAAGATGCAGATAACATGTGGGGTCGGGGCGTCCTCGTGGCGGGCGAAATGTGGTCAAAGATTATTCACAAGGAAGGAGGCCGCTGATGGAGCCATTGGCAGTTTACGGCACCCTCAAAAAGGGTTTTCGTCTACACCATCTTCTGATGGATTCCCCCTTCGAGGGGAACGCCACCCTCAAGGGATTCAACATGTACTCCGTGGGGTCTTACCCCGCCATCACGAGGGGGGAAGGAAGCGTGGAGGCGGAGGTCTACATGGTGGATCCACATCTCTTCCGTCAACTGGACGCGGTCGAGGGCGCGTATGAGAGGGAGAAACACCCCACTACCGACGGCAGGGAGGTTTGGATCTACGTGATGGACAGACACTTCGACGCCTATCACCTTGTCAAAGACGGTGTTTGGAGGCAGAGATAATTGGCGGGCTAGAGGAATGTATTGACATGGAGGAAATGACAAACCTGCTCGAAGAGCTAACCCCCAAGCCAGTGGTTATTCCTCGTAAGCGGAGATTCCTGCGATTGAGGGACTTGTCGGAGGGGGAGTCGGGATACGTACGACATACTGACTTACTCCTAACCAAAAAAGGCTACGGACACATACGCTATGATGCGGAGATACTATTCTACGGGCAGGTATCTCGCGAACTGCCGAGTGGACAACCCATCTTGTTGGTGAAGGTCGTAAGAGGGGGGGCTTCGGTGGTGGTCTATCGCTCGGAGAAGTCGCGGTGGCTCTTCGTCAGTCTGCCGTCTCAGATGAACCTGGATACCCTCCAGGGACTTTACGTCGTATCCTACGAGGAGCGGACGGACTCACCGCCAGACCTCGACCCCGAAGTCCCAAAAACGCCTTGAAAAGGCTAAGTCCCAGTAATTCAACACTTTAGGGGGGCAGAAAGGCCGTTTTCAACCCCCTCTATAGATAGAGAGTCGTGAAAAGATAAATTTCAGCCACTACCGTTTTACAGTACGCCCTAGGGGTGCGTACTGCCGAGCCTGGAGGGGGGTTGAAAAGGGAGGATCAGACAGTGTTACTCGGTGCAGATCCAGAATTCTTTCTCCTCAAGGAGGGCAAGATCATTCCAGCCTCGGACGCTGGCCTCGGCAATGGGAAAGAAGACCCGGCGGCTAGGCTTAGGATGAGTGAGGCTATCGTCCTCTACCGTGATGGCTACGCAGCGGAGGTTAACTTTATCCACGCCTACAACTGCCGAGGCACTATGGGCAATGCTCTAAGAGCCGGGGTCATGGCTTTTCTTCGGAATACTGGTCTGTCAGCCAGCACTCTTCCATCTATTGAAGTTCCTCTACCCTCCCTCTTGAGTCTGCCAGTTGATGTTGCCACCTTCGGTTGCTCTCCTTCCCTCAACGCATGGGAGGATGGCCCCTGCGAGATCGACGTGGACGGACTAACACACCCCTTCCGGTACTCCGGGGGCCACCTTTGGTTCTCCGCCCTAAAGCGGGATTGGTGGTGGACCTCCCACATCAGAGAGAGCGTGAAGCTCTTAGACCTATTCCTCGGGGCGCCCTTTTCTTGGATGTTCGCCAGACCGGAGCACTTCAGACGGAGGTGCCTCTACGGGAAGGCGGGAGAGTATCGAGTCAAGGACTTCCACGAAGGAAACTACCAAGGCCTAGAATATCGAACTCTCTCCGCTGAATGGATGAACCACGCGGTCTTCTTTTCCTTCGTCTTCGGGGTGGGTCGCCATGTTCTTCAAAACGCACCTCATCTCTGGCGCGACTTTCAACCCTTCTTAGAGAAGGAGGGAGACCTTCTCCAACAGGCCATCAATACGGGAGAGGGACTGGACAAGCTAGTGGAGAAGACACGCCTCCTGCCCTTCTATACCTTCTCCACCCTAGAGAGTGTAAGAGAGAAGACAGAGTACGGGCAAAGGCGTTTCGAGTTTCGCCTCGACGATGTAAGTGATTTCCATCTCGGCTGGTTTACGACCCTCAACAAAGCCGGCATTGAGGAGGCGGCGTAGAATCGGACTTCAAGAAGTTCTCTTTCCAAAGGAGGGGGCTCCCTCTCTACGTCAAGGTGTTTGGGTGGGTTGCGGACTGACGAGCGTGAGCGAACTCCTTTCGTGAAGTGTCCTCTGTGGGAAGGTTTCTTCTCTACTCGGAGACGAGGAGCGGGACACGTAAGCGATCGGACAGTTAGTACCGCGGCGTCCCACTCGGTCTCTTGAGCCGGGAGCTGCCACTATAGGGTTCGAGCCCCCTCCTTTGGGGAGAGAAAGAAAGGAAAGAAATGAAGAAGGAACAAGTAAGCTTCGTAGGTGAGGACGTTTACTTGGAGTACCGAAACAAAGAATCCCTTTCGGATTATTGTTTCGCGTGTGGGACGGAGGATCGGATCCCGGTGGGAGGAGAGCACTACATCATCGTGGCTTCCGTCATAGAGGACGGGAAGACGGAAGACTTCTCGACCATCCATTTCTGCCCGAAACACATGACCGAGCTGGCGGAGCAAATCCTGCTCCACTGCTACCGCGTGGCGACGGATAGGGAAGGTGGGGCGATCAAACTTCCACTCTTGAAGAACCTTTCGAAGACAGAAAAGGCCGCATAGGAGGTGTTAAGTGACATCTATTATAGACACCGCCAGCTTCGATAGCAACATAGACACTAGCGGGGAGAGATTCATTTTCTCTAAAAAGCGAGGAAAACTTACCTTGAGGGTGAAGTCTCCACTCTTCGAAGAGGCCTTCAAGATCTCCTCGGGAGGGGAGATCTCTCCTGCCACAGACCCGGTTTGGGGGGCTCGACCCTATGTTCTCAAGCTGGACCGAGATGCTCAGCGGCGTTTTCAAGAGGAAGGAATCTTCCTTGCAGGCCTAGACCGAGTCTGGCACCATGCAATTGACGGTATGCCTAATGTTCCTACGCTTCGCAGAGAGACTCCTGGTATCGTCCTGAACTTCGGCTTCCTCCTGATCCCGGGCATCAAAGACGGCATGACCTTCCCCCTTCGAGACACCATCCCACTCTCTCTCATAGAAGGGCCGGACTATCGTTTTACCAATGGCCTGAAGAGGGGACTCTACACGCTACTCAAGCATTTCGTCTTCGATTATGAACTCGACATTCAGATTAAGGTCGATCAAAAGGGGCTTTGATGAAGTACATCTACAAAGTGGGGGTTGAGCTGGAGGGTGGGTGGAACAGACGGCCCCTACGGAAGGTGATCGTTGAGGACCGTTCTGTCAGGACACAACTCAACCACAATGGAGAGATCAACTCTCCTGCCTTTTCGGACCTAGACGCCCTGGAAGAGTGGCTCGTGGCTCATAGGCCTGACGGAGTCGATACATCTTGCGGCTTCCACATACACCTCTCCTTCAAGTCGAGGATGGACTACCTCCGGCTAACCACCCCCCGCTTCTACAGATTTCTTCTAAAGATCATTAAGGCGTGGGCTATCGAGAAGGAGATTCCCGAGACTCACCACTTTTGGAAGCGCTTCAGAGGAACCTTTCGAGCCCCCAATGGAAGGAACTTCTGCCGTAAGGACTTTACCCCCGAAACGCAGCTTTACGAGACCCGTAAGGGTCCAGACGGCTCGGCCCGTCACTGTCACTTAAACTTCTGTTGGACCCTGCACAAGACGCTAGAGTTGCGCCTCTTCCCTGGATGGGAGACGGAGAGGAGTGCCTTGTATATGAGCGGCGTTCATTGCTTCGTGGAGGCGGTGGAGAAGTTTCTTCTCAGGGAGAGGAAAAGAAAGGTCAACAACATCAAGTTGAAGCTGGAACCGTTTAAGCGGCGCCCTCGCTAGCGAAGGGAGGAGGGAGCAAAATGTATAAGACCGACCGAAGCCGATGCGTGTGTCCCGATACTTGGGAGTGCCCCCACTGTGTGTATGCGTGCGAGTCCTGCTCAGACCAGCGAGAAAGCCGGAACACGCTCACCGATCTGGAAGTGTTCGAAATAGCCGTATACGACCGAAGTTACACAGACTACGACGACGAGGACATGGACGAGGAGGTAAGCAAATGAAAATCACACGAGACATAGCCCAAAAGGTGTTGAAAGTGGTGGACGCAGGGCTCGTGAAGGGAATCGGTAATCCGGTGCCGGGGAAAATGTGCGTGGAGGCCGCGGTCTGCTACGCCCTTGGCCTTCCGCACGGGGATCAGCCAAACTGCGTGGGCGAGGCGGTCCGACAGTTCAAAATCCCACTAAACGACGCACGGTGGTCTTCGGATGAGGCTCGAACGACAGGGCTGCGGAAATTGGCCGTGGCTCAACTTGGAAGCGACACCATCGACCAGAGAGAGTTCGCGCGATTGGTGGCCGAGGGCACCATTCGGCAAGTATTACCGGAGATGCTGCGCCGCGTGGCGCAAAGGGAGGCGGCTAATCACGAGGAAGCCCTCAGGGCGGCGGCGTTGCGGTGTGAGCAAGAAGGTACAGCGGAAGCAGCACTGATAGCGCGAGATAGCGCGCTCGCCGCCCGCGAGGCCTCCCGCGCCGCCTTCCACTGCGCCGCCGCCCTCTTCGCGGCCGCCGCCTCCGCCTCCGCCTTCGCGGCCTCCGCCTTCGCGGCCGCCGCCTCCGCCTCCGCCGGCGCCTACGCCGCCTCCGCCGCCTCCGCGGCCTACGCCGACTACGCCGCCTCCGCCGAACGGGATCACATCTTGATGATTTCCGCGAACGTCGGACTTCAGGCTCTTATCACGCTCAAGTCACCTGGCGCACAATTCTTGGATTTGTGTGAAGGAGAGTGATAATGGGCACGACGAAGCAATGGGGTGCCGTGGGAATGCAAGCGTCCAGAGACACGAGAGGCGAGAACATGATCTTCGGTGACTACGACTCGTGGAAGACGACTCCCCCCGACGATCCCCCCGAGGACCGATGGGGCTACGATCCCGACGCGGAAGCGGACGCGGGCTATTTCGAGGATGAAGAGGACCAGTGATGAGGGGTAAAAGAAGGGTGGAGCCTGTTTCGCGCAAGTTGGGGAACGCGCGCCTGCTGCGGCTGGCGCGTCTCTTGCGGACGAAGAAGGTGCAGCGGAGGTTCGACTTCCGCTTTTGGGTCGGAGGTAACTGGAAGGGCGCGTGGGATCTTTCCTGTGGGACCACGGCCTGCGCGCTAGGCTGGGCGACGACCGATCCGTATTTCCGGCGTTTGGGGCTGAGGCTAACCCGCGACTTTGAGGTAACGCGGTTGGGGGTGGCCGGGGTGGATTGGGACGAGCTAGACACTAATGTCGAGTTGCTGTTTCCTGCGACGTCGCTCTTCGGTATAACCGTATTGGAGGCGTCGGATCTATTCGTTCCAGGCTACAAATTGCCCGCCGGCGCTTCCGCTCTCCAGGTCGCCGAGCACATCGAAGCCTTCGTCGCCGCCCGAAAAGGCTCCAGTCGAGGGAGGTGCGCTTGAGAACACACGACCATCGTCAAAGCTTGTGGATTCTCGCCGGGGGTCGCATCTTGTGGTGTTGGCGCTGTGGCGCGTGGCGGGCGAATGATCACGACTCGAAATGGTACCAGCCAGCGGGGAAGGGGGCCAAGACTCCCCATCGTGGCGTTCGAATACTATCCGATCTTGTAAGGTAAGGAGGAGGCGAAGTGACGATCTACGAGGAAGGAGAGATGTCTCGTGTGCATCATATTTCACGTTAAGGAGGCTCGCCCCGACGACAACATGCTTCAGCGGGCACAGGAAAGAAACTCCGATGGGATTGGACTGGCTTGGCGGGAGACGATTAAGGGAGAGCGGTTGGTTCGGTGGGAGAAAGGTCTCACTGTGGACTATCTTCTTGAGAAGCTTCACAAGAAGGAACCACCAAAGCCCTACGTGATTCACTTTCGAAAGGCCTCTGTGGGAGCCACAGATCCTAGGCTCTGCCACCCCTTCGTAGTAACTCCTCGTACGCCTCTCGACTTGAAGGGCACTGCTAAGACCGTCCTTTTCCACAACGGCCACTGGAACTCGTGGAGATTCGATCTAAAAAGACTCATAATGGAGCGGAGAAAGGAGATCCCCACAGGTCCTTGGACTGACTCGCGAGCTATAGCCTTCTTTTTCGCGGTTTATGGCCCTGGTGTGACGGCCTTCGAGGATTTCGGTGGGGATCAGCGCCTCTTGCTCTTTTCTGCCGACGAGAACAAGACCTTCAGGTGGGGCTCGTGGTCGGCGAGAGAGGGTTTCGACCACTCCAATCCATCCAAGGACTGGATGGGTGCGATCAACATCGCTCCAGAGGTAGACCTCTGGAAACAGGAAGAAGAGACCGAGGGAAAGGGGAAGAAGGCGAAGGGCGGCACGCAGTTCCTCTTAGAAGCGGCGAAAGCCGTCATGACCGGAGCCCGAGTCGGGAAGAAGTCAAAGAAGAATGAGGAAAGCACTCCCCTCGATTCCTCTAGGTTTTGGTCTAATGACGAGTTGAGGCAAGTGCTGATCGAGCTGAGGCAGTTTGCCTTCAAGGAATACACGCTTTGTCGGCAGAAGGCCGCATAGGAAGGAGGAGGGAAGCGCTGACCCGCTTCCGCCGTAGGAGGTGAGAGGATGAAATGCACTGCAACGTGCAAGATCGGCGAGGTCGTCTTCGAGTGCGCCCGTAGACGGGCTCATCGCGAACACGCCGCAGGCCATGGTCTCTTTGCGCGAGTCGTCTGGTTCGACGTAGACACAGCCGTCTCGCTGCTCGCTGCCAAGGCTTGCATGCAGAGCGATATCAATGCCGCACTCCTTGCTAAGGGGCTGCCTCTGCCCGTCTCGGAGGAAAAATAATGATCTACGTCTTCGCTGACCGCCCTTCTCGGAGCGCTCGGCTCCTCTCTAAGCTGCTCGGAGCGAAGCGGCTCACCTCACCCAGGAAGCTTTCTAGGGGAGACGTCGTCATCAACTGGGGCTCTTCTGTGGAGTGGGCCGTGGGAGCCAAAGTCCTTCAAGCCTCTCTCAAGGCCAACAAGTTGGTAGAGTTGGAGGCCCTTTCAAAAAAGGGCATACCCACCCCTTCCTTCTCAACTAAACCGAAAGAAGGGTGGCTAGGCCGAAGTCTTCATCACTCCCACGGAAGAGACTTCTTGAGACCACTCCTCTTTCCAGCCTTCTGGACAAAGAAGCTAGACCTCATCAAGGAGTATCGTTGCCACGTCTTCGACTTTGAAGGCGACGACATTCGAATACTTCGTTGGGGCCAACGTCTTCCAAAACCAGGCGCCCACGAATGGATCCGCTCTACCGAAGCTGGATGGCGGCTCTCCTACGGGAGGGCTCTTCCAAAGGGCCTACGAAGCATAGCAAAGGGGGCCGTCCGGGCGTTGGGTTATGCTTGGGGTGCCGTTGACACGGGGATTACGAGTGACGGTTGTAGGGTCGTTCTGGAGGTGAACTCCGCCCCCGGACTAGACGAGGGGGGCCAAACGATTCAACTTTATGCCGAGGCCATCAGAGAAATGATAGGAGGGAGGGATGGTAGACCTTAAAGTAAAACTTTTGGGGAAGAAGGTGCTATGCAGCTATTGTAGACGTACTACATCGGTGGACGCAAGTGATTGGCAAAAGATAGAAGTGATCTCCTGGTGTCCAACCTGCTATCCCGAGTTGTTCGCAACACTAAAGGAAGGCTTTTCTAGAGAGGACTTTCATAGCGCCTATGTTCGTTTGAGGCCGTCTGAGACCCTGAGGGCGGATCAACTTCTCATAGGTCTAGGGCTGGCCGCCCCTTGCGGCTGCAACAATTGTCGGAGGCGGTAGTGAAACTTTTTTTGCTCACGTTCGACGATTATCTGGAGACAAGACCGATCGGCCTCTTTCGGCGGGAGCCCGATGTTGTGGATGCCATCTCCAAGCTGTCATCCAAGGACGACGGAATCTACACCACATGGGTGATTGAGCCGGATTCCCTTCTTGGAGTGAGGAGGCTCTCCTCCTCCACAACCTCTGGAGGTAGGGAAGTAGATATAGATGAGCTGACCAGCGATCCAGACGGTTTGCCAGGGGTCTTCGACGATGATGGCTTCGAGGAGGAGGAGGAGGAGGACTTCGAATGAAGATCTACCTGCGGGGCGACCTCTCGAAGGCCGTCATTGTCTGCGATGAGTGTGGGGTTCAGCCGGACGGATTCCTGCCTGTGGGGTTGTGGAATCTGGACTGCGGGCACAAACTCTGCTCTGACTGCTACGCCTACGCGGAAGAGTTCGGCATTGGCGTTCATCGGGATGTGTGCCCAAGGTGGAAGGTCGGGGCCGCGTGAGGAGGGCCGCATGGTGGATGGTAGTCCTTTTTTTAACCCTCACCTCGCCCTCTTCGAGGGTGACGGAGGAATCCCCATCTGGTGGCGGGGACGAATTAGCTCCACTGAGGGAGTCGCTCGCTCTTATGGGTTACCTGTCTCCACCCCGGCCCCCCTTGCCCGGGAGATTCCTTCTTACAGCATACTGTACGTGCGAGGTCTGTACCGCCCCCTTTTCTGACGGCTTCACCTCGACGGGAGCGAGGGCAACAGAGGGTCGGACGATAGCCGTCGACCCCCTCTACATCCCCATCGGTACATGGGTAGAGATCGAGGGCTTGGGTAAGCGGAGAGCGGAGGACATCGGGGGAGCGATTAAACAACAGAGGATTGACGTTTTCATTGACGACCATCGGAGGGCGAGGCAGTTCGGAGTGAGGAGAAGTTGGACTAGAAGGGTGGGAGGAGGATAGGAGATGTTAGGGCTGGAACCCAACCTCATGTGGGAGGTCACCTTCGATCTAGACTCTGGGAGTCGGAACAAGGTGCTTGTCCTCGAAGACTGGGATCTTGATGATGATGATAAGTACCGAGCCGAGGTGATTAGGAAGTTGAAGAAGCGGATTCAAGCGCGTCTCGGCCCGTCGAAGATTACTCGGATCCACAAAATCAGGCTAGTGGAGAGCGGCGTTTATTTCGTAGGGGGCGGCGATGAGTAGTTCAACACACAAAGTCGAGGTCTTCCGGATTGATCGCATTTACGAGCACCCCGACGCAGACGCGCTGGAGATCGTCAAACCCTGGGGCTATCAGTGCGTAGTGAGAAAAGGGGAGTGGAAGGAGGGTGACCTGGCCGCCTACGTTCCTCCTGATAGCCTCGTCCCTCTGGACGTGGTCGAATTCGCCTGGCTCAAGGACTTGGGCCGCACGTCAAAGAGCATAGACGGCCGTCTCTACCACAGAGTGACTGCGATCCGTCTGCGGAAGGAACCTTCCCTCGGGGTGGTCGTCCCCATTTGGCGCGTCGGCGGGGCCGTAGGGGACGATGTTGGGCCAGCTCTAGGCGTCATCCACTACGATCCTCCCTCGAAGGAGCCGAAGGAGAAGGAGAGGAAGCCGTGGTGGACCAAGAAGTTCCGACCCAACGTTCGTGTCCCAATCTACGATCTCGAATCCCTTCGTCGCTACTCTTCCCTCTTTGAGGAGGGCGAGCCCGTGGTGGTAACGGAGAAGATCCACGGCGCCAACTTTAGAGCCGTTTGGGACGACACGAAGTGGATCGTCCTCACGAGGGATGGTCTTCGAGTCGGGCCTATCGCCATGAAGTGGGGCGGTTTTGGCCGGGGCCTCTCCCTCGTTCCCTCTCATGAACGTTACCTATGGGTAGGAAGTCGTACTCAATGGCGTTTGAAGGACCACTCCGATTGGTGGAAGGTGATCGACAAGTACCCCCAAGTGGTGGACTTCCTCCGGGCCTATCCGGAAGTCGCCCTCTATGGGGAAGTCTACGGGGACGTTCAAGACCTTCGTTACGGAAGAGGCCCGGGGGAGATCGACTTCGCAGCCTTTGACATTCTCGCGGAGGATGGCTTTGTCGATGCCATGCTCTTACCAGAGCTTCTCTACCCATTCGATATCCCAATTGCTCCCATAATCGGGATCGTTCCATTCAACATGGAGTCCGTTCTCTCCCTGGCAGAAGGGCCTTCTGTAGTGAAGGGGGCGAACCACCTTCGAGAGGGTGTCGTCGTGAAGCCGGTTGAGGAGCGCCATCACCCCGCTGTGGGGAGGGTCGCCCTAAAGGTAGTGAGTGTCGCTTACTTGGAGAGACAGAAATGAAGCTCGAAGTTCAAAAGGAACTCGACTCCATCTACCCCTCCGCCACGGGGGACCTGTATTTCGGCGTCGGAGACGGCTGGGCACCGCTCCTTCGAGACCTTCTGATAGCCCTCAAGGCTCTTGATCTACCCCCGAACTTTAAAGTCACCGACATCAAGGAGAAGTACGGGGGCCTGCGCTTCTACACAAATTTCTCCAACGACGCCGTAGACGACCTTATTGATCAAGCGGAAAGTAAGTCGCTTGATGTTTGTGAGCTCTGCGGAGAGCCGGGAGAGGTCAAAGCCAAGGGCTACTGGTTGTCGACTAGATGCGCTAAGTGCCGATGAGGAGGCATGATGCCGATTGATACAACGAGGTTGGCTCCTTGGAGCCACCGCTTACCCCCAATGTCAGAAAAGCATCAGGCTATATTGAGCAAATTTACCAACCCCGAGACGGGGCTGGAGTGTAGGGTAATGGTAGGTGAATGTGTGGAGTGGTGGTATCCTTACCATACTACTCTTCTTGTGCAACTCCAAGAGGGCTCGCCCCCGTACAATCCAATGGCTAGTGGCTACATAACAGCCATGCCAGGCAACTGCGGGACGGCCGTAATCTTTAGGCCAGCGATTCTTTCCGTTGGGAAGGATCTTGCCCTTTCCATTCTTCAGCTCCTAGAACTAGCGGCCTTACTGCGGGGTTACACACTGCTGCTCGCCACAGACATTAGTGGCGGCGCGATTCACCGCAACGCAGAAGCTTTGGGTTGGAAAGAGGTCCGATCGTTCATTAATGAACGATCTCGTAGGAGGGTCTATCTCTATGAGAAGATCATGAAGGAAAAAGTCGATGCTTTTTAATGTCGTCTCCAGGAGTGGCTTAGAGACAATGATCTCGTGCCCCAGGCGGGGGTACTACGGTTTACTCTATAGGGGCGGCTTCGATGGACCGGCAGGCCCCGACTTGGTGATCGGCCTCACCGTCCATAAAGGTCTAGAGACCCTCTTCAAGAACGGGGGCCACCTTCCTGAAGCGATTGCTTCAGCGGAAAGGGAGTTCATTCAGCAGTTAAAGGGCACTACCATCACGGCAGAGTGGAAAGAACACCTCTCCCTCGCCATCGCCCTGTTGACGGGATGGAAGAGGGTACGTTGGGACTCTTTTCACTCGGAATACGACGTCCTGGCAGTGGAGTTGGAGACACGTAGCATCCTCGCTCCAGGAGTGACGCTTGCTGCCCGCGCGGACCTGATTGTGCGGGAGAAGGCGACGGGCCGCCCCTTCGTCTGGAACTGGAAGACCGCCTCCGACAAAACCGACTTTGCCCTGAAGTGGTATCACGAGGTCCAGATGTGGACCGAGGCTCTCGCGACAGAGGACCACTTAGGAGAGAGGGTGGAGGGCTGCATCGTTGAGGGCCTTTTCAAGGGGGGGAAGTCCACCGCTGCTACCTTCAAGGGTTCCTACACCTCCCCCCTCGTTTGCGGCTACATTCACGAGGATGGCTCTTTCGCGTGGAAGTACACGTCCGCGAAAGGTTGGAAGCGCTTCTTCCCGGCCAACGCTTTCCCCGGCGGCATTGAGGGGTGGGTCAACTTTCTACCCGCCGAAGTAGTAAACGATCAGTTTGCCAGAACTCCTCCCATCCTTAAGAACGATGAAGTAGTGAGAGGGTGGATAAAGCAGATCGTCCGAAGGGTTATGGACATCCAGAGGATGTTGAAGGAAGACGTTTCAGAGGAGGATCGGCTCGCGTTCTTCACCCAAAATTGGGGACACTTCCGTTGCTCACGTTGTCCGTTCAGCAAGGTCTGTCATCTCGAATTGACGATCGAGCAGATGGTGGAGTTGGGCCTTTTGGTAGAGAGGGTAGACCATCATAGGATAAAGGGAGAAGGAGGGGAAGATGGCAAGTCTTAAAGAACGACTGAGGGAGTGGAAGGAGTTTCGTGCCGTGGCTGCCGACTTGGGCCGCCCCGACATCGACCCGGAGAATTTAAAGAAGTTGCTCCTCCTCTTGAAGGAGGAGAGGGACACCTTCTTGGAGGACCGGAACCGCGCTCTGAGCGGCCTTAAGTTCACTCACCACGACCTTAAGAATTATCAAGGACAGGTCAGCGACAATGATGATTACCTATAAGTGTCCTCCTCACCGCTATCCCCGAGTTCCGGTGTATATACCCGAGGGAAGGGCGAAGTTGTCGAATGGTTCCTCGTTCCCCATTCTGAGGGAAGTCTGGGTTTGCGAGAAGTGCAAGAAGACCTTTGCAGGTCAGCGACAATAGGGAGGTTTAGTGAGATGATTGAGGACGAGCTGGTGGAGGTTCTAGAGGACGAGTTGTACTGACGGAATGCGAGGGGAGAGAGAGTAGCTAATGCATGAATATTCATTTATCGTCAAGCTCGGAGCGATAGTGAGGGTGCGAGCAAGCAGTGAAGACGAGGTGCGGGCCATCCTGTCTCGTGTAGAGGCTTGGGCGCCGTCGATGCATGAGAAAGGACCCGTTACACTTCGTGAGTGCATCCTTGAAAATAACCAGCCTTACCGTTTGGATGGGGATGGGATATAATGAGAGAGCTTAGCCAAATGATCCCTGAGGCGTTGTACTGGCTACGCGGGAAGTTCTGCACACATCCTCTCCATAAAATGTGGAAAGACCGTCTGGAAACCACTCATTACGTACTGTGGTGTCGTAACTGTGGTACGTATTTGAGGACTGACCGTCTAAGACTGTACTCCCAACGGCTTTCCCTTCTACAGTGGGACTTCAGGTTAAGTTAGGACGATGTCGGACCCGAGTGGTGGGACAAATGGATCAGGGAGCCTAAGAGGAGATAAGCCTACCCTCGACAGTGCCGGCCCGCGTAACCAATGGACGAGGGCGCGCAATGCGCCCGACGTAAGTTCAAGGAGAAGAACGCTCTAGCGTTTTCTTCACCGTGTCACATTTTTCTCTTGACACGGAAAGCAGTTTAGACGTAGAATTCAAATCCTCGATCGGTTGCTTTTCACGCCCTGACGAGGATCCTAGAGAAGGAGAACTTTTGATCAATCCAAAGGACGTCTTACTTATTTACGGAGCGGGAGGCATTGGGAAATCGTCCCGGGCCGCGGAGGCGGCGGAGTATACGTTTAAGACTTCTGGCAAGAAGACGAGAGTGGTCAACGCAGACGGTGGTGGGACGTCGAGCGCGTTCGAGAATCTTGTTGACGCGGGTATTGCGGAGATTTGGAACGTAGATCAGTGGGAGGGCACGTTCGCTGCCCTCCAGCTTGCCTCCCTTGGCGGATGGCCCTCCAATCCGCAGACACCCAACTCTCCCATCCTCCTCCCCACCAGAGAATGGCGCCCTTGCGTCTTCTGCGAGAAAGACTCCGGGGCGAAGGGTCTCACGATGATTGGGGCGTGTGCAGCGTGCAAGAAGCCCTTTCCTCCCGGAACGATCTTGAAGGTGGAACAGGAACTTCTTCACGGAATCGAAGAGGTGGGTCTGATCGTCTTCGAGGGGATGACTGCCTTCGGAGATCTCCTCCTGAATCGCTTTCGCGACATCGACAAGTCGTCGGCCGCGGCCGTGGTGAAGGATGGAGATGCGACCGTCGTTCAAGTCGGGATGCAGCATTACCTCCTAGCACAGAACCAACTCATGACGTTCTTCTCGAACTGTCGAAGGATTCCGGTCGAGACGATTTTATGGACGGCCCTTGAGCTTAAGTCGGACGAGATGGGCGACACCCTCTACGGTCCAGCGGGACCTGGGAAGAAACTCACCTCCCTCTGTATTCCCAAGTTCACCTCCGTGATTCATCTCGACGCCGTGACAAAAGTCCAGGGAGGGAAGAGGCTCACGAATCCTGATGGGACGGAGATCCTAGAGAGGAAGATGTTCCTTGCCCCCCACTATCCTATCGACGCTCCAGGAAAGCGGTGGGTCGCGAAGACGTCTGCCCCCCACGGTGGGGGAATGCCTCTAGTCATTGAATCCGACATGGAGGTCTTCTTTGAGGAGCTGAAGAAGGCCAAGGCCGCGGCGAAGGATAAACTTCTGAAAAATGGGTTAGCCCCCACCCTTGACGGGGGATTAAAGGAGAAACAAAACTAAATGACTGACGGAAATGGTAGCACCTACTCTGACCTGACGGACCTGGTCCACACGGCTGAGGCGGTGCCTGAGGGTGTGGAGACGGCTGACTTCTCTGCGTTCATCCTGCTCCAACCCGGCGAGTACATGAGCCCCTCGCGGGTGATCAAGGGGAAGTCGAACCCTGACGGTTCCATCACCTTCGAGATCACCTTCGATTCGGGCTTCTTGCGCGACGGCGTCTTTGTCGGCGGGAAGGGTGACCGCACCTGGGTTTCCACTCGACTCTTCCAGTCGAAGGACGCTCAGGGGAACCCGCGACCCGGCAAGACTTCCACGGTGGCGGAATACCTGAAGAAGGCCGGCTTTGAGGTGAAGGGCCTCTCTGGTAGTGAGCTTATCGACCTGATGATCCAGTCGCAGGACATCCCGGTCGGGGTCTACGTGAAGTGGACCGAGCGCACGGAGCGGCAGGCGGATGGGACCTATCCCAAGGAGACCTTGAAGACCCGCGACTTCAACGTCGGCACCAAGGACGAGCCGGTGTACGTCCCCGAGGTTGAGGTGGCTGGGAAGAAGTTCCAGGCACGTCACCGCGTCTCGGGCTTCACCAACATCACGCAGTAAGAGAAACAGAGAAGGAGGGATGGGGGGAGGTTAGCCTCCCCCCTCCGTTTTTGAATGAAGAACATTGGAGATGTAATGGGCAACTCTAGAGATCGTGATCTCGCTTCCCTCGAAGCGGCCGTTCTTTCCCTCGTTGATTCCGTCAACGAGTGGGATGCCCGACAGATGGTGGGAAAGACGGAGTGGAGAGGCTTCCTCAAAGCGCTTTCAAAGGTGAATGGCCTCGTAAAGCGTTTGGAGTCAACCACTTAGCTTATTGACTTTCTAGAGAAAGTGTGTTAACCTGATGACCATGAAGAAGAAGCAGAAAGACTTTCCCCCCGAGCCGGAGGACGCCACCGACGCGGGTTGGTTGGCAAGAAACTCTGACCTTCGGGGGCCCGACCCGGATCAAGAAGCTAGGGTACTTGGGGTCTCCTTCGTCAACACGAGGCCACCCCGTGAAGAGTAGATTTTTCTCTTTGCTCCTCCTACCCCTCCTTAGCTGCGGAGGTATGGAGATCCCAGATCAGGGGCTCACGCCGTGTCAGCGTGCTACGGTAGAGAGAATCCTAGCTTGCCAAAAGGATCCGAACTCCGGAGACTGCGCAGATGCGCGGGAGAGGGAATCCAAGGCGTGTGCGCCCCTACCGGGGCCCACTCCCGAGCCCCTCCCGGGGCCAACGCCGGAACCCTCTCCAGAACCCACCCCGGAACCCTCTCCGGAGCCTTCACCGCCTCCGACGCCCGAGCCGACCCCCGAGCCCTCTCCCCTCCCGGGTCGGCCTAACATTCAGTGGAAGCTGACTGACGCTTCTGACGTCTGCCTCCTCGCTCAGGTAGAGGGTAACCCCAATCTGGGCATTCCTCCCACCGCCGCGCCCGCGCCACAGTTTATCTTTGATGTGGAGGCCGTAACGGCCGCCCACCCGCCGCTTCCGGGGGACACCGAAGCCACTTGGTATTCACGCCTCGCCCCCTTCTTTTGGGAGCGCGGCCTTGATGTAGCCCTCTACGGGGAGGAACTGGCCGTCTCGAAAGACGGACGAACCTCTGAGAATTACGATCGCCTTCTCTCAAACGGGGATCCCAGAACCGGCCCCAAAACTTTTCGCTCTCGTTGCTTCCCCGCTACTCTTTCGGAGGTCCTCCCCCTTCGCCCCTATCCCACCACCGTCGACTCGATCCGGATAAAGAAGTTTGGGGAGTGGCTCGACGGTGTGGCCCTTCACAGGAACTTCCCTCCCGACCCCAACTTCCCACCTGACCGTGCCTTCGTCCCGACTTGTGGTCCTGAGGGACCTGGAAGGGAAGAGTGCGACAAGGCACTCCCCGTGCGGTGGGAAGGGAATGGAAGAGTGAACGTCACCAACCCGTGGCTCTTCAAGCCTTCGGGTGGAAGAGTGCGGGCCTGCGTCGGGAGTGTCTGCTCCGATTGGCTTGAGCCGTGAAGCTGAGCTGGAGAGCTGCTTGTTGGACAGTGGCCGTAGTGCTTACCTTCGCCATGCTGGCCGGACTCGCACACTTCCAGGCCCGCCCGAAGTGGTGGGTCGTTTGTTACCTCGATGTGGGTGGGCCAGTATGCCCACACTTCGTGAAAGCTCTCAGCTATCGTATAGAGGGCAATTGTGTCCGGTTCTCGACCGACGCAACGTTCTGCAATATCTTTGGGGTGGTCCCCTACGTAGGATCCGAGGAGAAGGGTAAGGCAAGTGGAACTACCTCCGCTGAGGCGAGGTGATCTCCTTGAGATCACTTGGGTCGATATCTTCGAGGACGTCGTCGGAAACCCGGACAAGGGTGACCTGGCGCGACGAGTTTCTTTCGGACTGTTTTGGGAGACACGTCCCTCCAGGGGAGTCGACGCCCTCGTTACAACGACCACTCTAGAAGAGGATCACTCCCAATCCGGTTACTGCATCTACCCACTGTCCTGCATTATCGACCTAAAGATCATAAAGAGAGCCAAAAAGAATGGACCAACTAGCCCTAGAGTACGTAAAAGCTCTCGGCCCGACGGGCATATACATCGTAGCGATCGTCTACCTGTGGAGGGACAGGCAGAAGCTAGAAGAGAGAATCCTCTCCCTCTTGACCGAGACAACTAAACAGAACACCCTAGTCGCGAAAGCGTTGGAGGATCTCCTTGAAAAGCATTCCACTTCTTCCAGCTAGGGAAGACGAGTTCCTAAAGGTGGAGGCCGCCTACATGGAATCGGCCCTCCGAGTGGCGGCGCTAATTCAGGCTGCGGCCAAGAAGGCGAAGCAGAACGGGAAGGATAAGGAGGAGTGAGCCTCAAAGAGCAGAGAATCTTCTTCACCCTCCAGGTTGCCACTCTCATAGAGTGGGCCTCCTCTCTAGGCTACGATCTAGCCTTTGACGAGGCGAGGGTGTTCTCCCCTAGGAGAGTCAGGAAGAATGGAGAGACGTTCTTTGCGGAAGATGCCGTCCACAAGAAGGGCTCCCGTCACCACGACGGGCGCGCGGTTGATCTCCTCCTCTACATAGACGGCAAGTACATCTCTAACGGGGACCACCCAGCGTGGGCCCGCTTAGGGGAGTTCTGGAAGTCCCTCTCCCCACATCTTACCTGGGGTGGAGATTTCCCTTCCAAGGACGCTAATCACTTCTCCATCTTTGAGTAACGGCTCGAAGAAAAAGTTTGACATACAAAAAAAGACGTAGTAGGGTAGATCCACTAGAAGCGATCGACTCGTTGGTACAGCCATATTCAGAGGAGATTATCTTACATGGGAGAGAGGTAGTGAAGAGGGCCTTAGAGGAGGACCCCCTAGGAAAAGACTCTAGAGAGCCTGGAGCGAAGATGGATCTAGGAAAGCCTCCCCTCTTGAGGGGAGTCCTCCAATACTTCCCCCGTGCTCTAGAGGCCGTTGCAACCGTTTCCCTCAAAGGAGCGGAGAAGTACAGTTGGAAAGGATGGGAGGCCGTCCCAGACGGAGTTAACCGCTATGGCGACGCCCTCGTGAGGCACCTCCTGGCAGAGGAGACGGAGGGTCCCTACGATCACTACCTCGATCTTCACCACGCAGCCGCCACCGCCTGGAACGCCCTCGCGAGGTTGGAGTTGGTTCTCCGTTCAGGCGTCCCGCTGAGGAATCCCAAGAAGTGAAAGAAACTTACTGCCTCATCTGCGGAAGAGAGATGGAGTTTGACGAAGGGGAGAAGGTGCTCCGGCTCTGTTGGACCTGCTCTCGAATCGAGGAAAGAGAGGCTGCCCTTTTTGACTCTTATAATGAAGAGGAAGAAGAATGAGTTTTTTCCGTAACATGGCTGATGAAGATCTGGAATTCAAAGTCGGCGATGAGGGCTTTGACTACTTCTTTCGATTTTATGTGGGAGAGGATTCTACAGACGACCCCAATCTTAAGGCACTAATTCATCAATACAACCGTGCCGCTGACGAGCTTGAGGCTTACCTTGGGTTAGGTGAAGAATGAGTGACAAAGCGAAGGTCCTTCTTTGGGACATCGAGTCGAGGGGCCTAGTCGGTGACTACGGCTCTATCCTCTGCATCGGTTGGCAGTGGCTTGGAGAAAAGACAGTCCACGTCAAGACGATCCACGACATCTCGGGAAGGCACCCCCTCGATGACCGTGAGCTGGTGCGGTGGTTTATCGAGAATGTCTGGAACCGAGCGGACATTGCAGTGGGGTGGTACTCTGGAGGCCACGACGAACCGTTCCTCCGGACGAGGGCGATCCTCCACGGCCTACCTGCACCAAAGGACGTTACGACCCTCGATCTCTGGGGCAAGGTACGGAAGCGCTTCAAGTTCTCCCGTAACTCCCTAGACAACGTCTCACGACATCTTCCTGGAGTCCCCAGGAAGTGGTACAACCCGGCCCCCGATTTCGAGAAGGTGCTCTACGGTGACAAGGCCGCGCTTCGACGAATCGCCCACCACTGTAAGGTGGATGTGCAAGTCACGGAGGCCGCCTACAGGAAGTTCGCCCCCTTCATCCTCACGCATCCTAGAGTGACGCACGACGTTGGGAGATGCCGCACTTGCGGTTCGACCTCCCTTCAGAGGAGAGGCTGGAAGTTCTCGGCAGCGAAGGGCCGTCAGATTCAGGTTCGCTGCAACGCTTGTGGATCGTGGGACGCAAAGACAGAGAAGGATTTGGAGAAGAGGGGGAAGTGATGAAGAGCTTTGAGCGGGGTCGTTTCTTTCTTGCCTATTGGCCTCGCGCGGATTGGACCTACTTCGATATTCACTTCCTCACACCGTGCTGCCACCTCAGCATCACTCTCGGGAAGTTTTCACTGGACATCTCTAAATGACGTTGAAAGAGGGTGAGGAACTCCCTAGGAGGGAAATCTCCCCTGAGGCCATCTTCCTCGCTGAGGTCCTCCACCACGAAGCGCGCCTTGAGCGAATCCACACTATTCTAGAGCTTGCCCTTAGAGCAGAGAGAGAAAAGAAGGAGAAGGATGAAGGACCGTCTTCGGACGATCAGAGCCAACGCGACCCTGACATTTCCATTTGAGGTTGAGGTAGAAGACGGCGAGGACGTAAAGAGAGCGCTCTACGAGGAGGCCTTCTCTATGATCGACCCGCCCTTCGATGGATGGTTCCTCCGAGTGGAGGAGGAGTGAGTGGCTCTTTACTCGTGGGACGAACTCTCCCGCTTGAAAGTGGAGGAGCCCGAATTTTTCATTGACCCCTTCGTAGTGAAGGAGGGAATCACTTTCTTTTGGGCGAAGAGCAGCGTAGGAAAGTCCCCCGTCTCGTGGGAAATGGCCTCCTCTATTGGGAAGGGAACTTCCTTTTTCGGCCTTCCCTCCCGCGTCGGTCGAGTCCTTTACATCGACGTTGACACTCCCGAGAACGCCCTTGCGGCGAGGATCGGGAAGAAGCCCGTCGCTCCCAACGTTTGGTTCTACATCGCCAAACCTTTAGGGATTCCCAACATCCGAAAGGAAGTGGAGGACGAGCTTAAGAGCCTCCAGAAAGACATCCACCCGGATGTAGTCTTTCTCAACACCCTCCGAAAAGTCCACCGCCTCGACGACAAAGACTCCGCCACCCCGGTGACGGTCTACGAATACTTCCAGCACCTTTATCCCCAAGCGGCCCTCGTCTTCATTCACCATACCAAGAAGAGCCCAATCGACCCGAGGATGAAGGAGAACAAGGGAGAGAACTTCTCAGGGTCGCAACACTGGATCAATGACGCTCAAGTGGGCCTCCACCTGGAGCGTTACAACGATCCTCGGGGCCGTTTCAACATTAGACTCTACCACAAGAAGAGTCAGATCTCCCGCCGCCTACGGCCGGTCCCTCTCCTTCTTCACCAAGACGGCACCACCATTACCTGTCCTCTCTTCGAGGACATGAAGACGGTCTACGCGATGATGAATGAGAGGGAGGAGAAGGGAGGAGCGCTAGATGAGGTGGTGGCACAAGAGTTGAAGATCTCAACGGCTACGGCGCGAAGGCTGCGTCTTCCAATCGAGCTGGGACAGTTTCCCACTAGTCGCCATTGGCTGGACCCGGAGACGGGGGATGAAGAGGGGGAGGAGGACGGTGAGTAGGCCGAGGATTGGCGTTGACGCTGACGGTGTAGTCGTCAATTGGAACGACAAGGCCGCCGAGCTGATGGGCCTAGCGGAGCGGTGGGGTGCGTGGGGACCGCCCGAATGGGACACCTTGGAGAAGTTGAACAAGAAGGCCTTTGATCTGCTCTGGGAGGAGCCCCTCCTTTCCGAGATGTTCCGGGAGGCCGCCCCCCTCCCCAACGCCCTTGAGACGCTCCAAGAGCTCTCTAAAGTGGCCGACGTCTGGATCGTCTCCTCACGCCCTGGAGGCGCGTGGGCGGCCACGAAGTCATGGCTACGTCGCCACGACGTAGAAGTGAAGGGAGTCCGACTAGTAGAGGGGTGGAGAGAAAAGGCCGGGGTAGTAAAGGCCTTGGGCCTCCGAGCCTTCATCGACGACAAGGAGGAGACGGTAAGAGATCTCCACTCAAAGGGCGTCCTCTCCTTCTTGATGGAGCGAAACTACAACAAGGGAATGGACTATCCCCAGCGTCTCCGAGTGAGGGACCTTCCCTCTTTTAAGAGAAAGCTAGAAAGATTAGGAGTGATCGCGCGTGGAGATGAATGATTATCAGGAGGCGGCGCGGAGAACGGCCGTCTATCCGGAAGACATTGGCCTTATCTACACTGCCCTAGGTCTGGCGGGGGAGAGCGGTGAGTACGTTGACAAGATTAAGAAGGAGGTTCGGAAGGGCGCTAGGAACCTCCTCAGTACCGAGAAGGCCGAGCGAGCCCTCATGTTGGAACTCTCAGACGTGCTCTGGTACGTTGCGCTCGCCGCGCATGAGTTGGGTTATACCCTAGAGGAAGTGGCAGAGGCGAACTTAGAGAAGCTTCAGGACAGGCAGAGGAGGGGCGTCCTCAAGGGAGAGGGCGACACGCGGTGAAGCTTGATTAACATCATCAAGCTCAGAAAAGACCTCCTCCCTAAACCTCCAACGTGTAAGGGCTGCCCCCTCTTCGGTGATGGCTTCGGCTTCTCTCGTACGAGAGGAGAAGGAAAGGAGAAGATCCTTATCTTTGGTGAAGCCCTAGGGGAAGAAGAGGAGCTGGCGGGCATCGCCTTCGTTGGGAAGACTGGCTCCTTCCTCTCTAGAATCATCTCTCGGACAATCGACCCCGAGACGAACCTCCCCCTCTCCATTGATCGTGACTTTTGGGTCCGCAACACGGTCATGTGTCGTCCCCCAAACAACG